TCTAAGAGACTTCCCAACCGCTTGATTAAGAAGTCTTTTAGAGCATACAACACCAATACAATGGTTATACTTTTTAAATTGATACCAGTATTCCTCCCAGTCTGCTATGGTTCCGGTCTTCTTAAAGTATTTCAACCCTTTATACATAGATTCCAGGCAGAACATCTTTGGCTCAGATCCAGGGCTTACATCATGCTGTACGCCCCAAATATCTGTAATAAACCGCACACCGCGTTCTGCGAAAAAACTCTCATAATCAAACTGGTGAATCATACCTTTTAGATACGGCGCACGTGCTATAAAGCTAGTTATCGGCTCATCGCTGCCAATCCGGCGGCGGATCTCTTCCATGATTTTAGGATGTGCAATCCCACAACCATCAAAAGCATTTATCTCAATATCTTTGGTGGTCTCGGCAATATCTTTCTGTTCCCATTCACGGTCTTTGCCAGTATTTTTATCCTTGAATTGTATCTTTTTGTCATACACATAATTGATGTGCTGATTTTTAATAGTTAAAAAGCAATCAGGGACAATTACAATATTGGGCAGCCATCCTTCGATACAATGGCAACTGGAGTACATAAGCCCACGGTAAGCATATAGCTTCTGCAATACAGTCTTATCAATCTCGATTCCCATCGTGATCCGTTTATCCAGTTCCTTAGCCAGCCGCTTATCTACAAAGCTCAAAATTCCCTGACGCACCATGCTCGCACTTCGCTCACTCAGCACAAATTCCTGCTTGCCAATCTTGAACCCGTGCTGGATCAGCCGCTTCATGGCAGGCTTTTTGTTCTGCCCGCCAACGCAATTTACAAACACTACAAACCGGTTATACTTGTCCGTTTCATACGTCATCAGCCGGATCTGCCTAAATAGCATATTGTCCTGCTGCTTAACCTGGAACCGCTTTTCTTCATCCTCATCAAGCTGGATATTAAAGTCATTGCTGATAATAAAAGATAGCGGGAATTTCCGTACAATGTACAGTGGAGGTGCAAACATCAGCGTCCCTCCTTGTTATCCTCGTCTTTTTTCTCAATCTCTTCAATAGAAAGAGCGCCATCCGCGAAAGCCTCTTTGTAGATACAGAACCACAGCACGCCAATCAGCAGCGGCAATACCACAAACAAAGCAATAGCGAATGCCCGGCTCACAATTACCGAGGAATACCAAATGATAAATACAGCGCAAGTCAAAAATACAATTGCCTTAAAGGCATCCTTCACATCGTACAGTGCTTCAATCAAGCAGTACAGATTTTCAATTTTTTTCTTTTCCAAATAATGACCTCCCTGTCTGGCATTTTGCCAATCCATGCAGGGGCCATTATGCCCTGTTCATAGATTTCAAAGCCAGACTCCTGCATTTCCGATAAAATCACCTCCCTGCCCCATCGGGGCCAGTCTATTTATATTTTCGCCCCGTTGGGCGTCAGTTCTTAGTAAAGCTCGTCATCGTCGCAAACCACATCAAGCGCAGCTTCATCAAGTGCATCAACATTTGCTTCGGCAATGTCAACCGGATACCAACACGCATTTTTATCCTTTTCTTTTATCTGCGCTTCTGCGGACGCGACAATTTTATGTATGTCGCATTCATTGCAGCACGACAAAAAAACAATAATGGTTTTTGCCCTATTCCCGCTGCTTTTCTCTTTCGCACCATAAATAGGTAGTATAATTTTTTCTGATTTTAACCATGTTATAATAAGCGATACTTTTCTTGAAGAAATATTTAGCACATCATACATGTTTCCCAAATAGCCAACCCATACTGGTAATGGTTTACGTCTCTGTGTATACTGCCAAGATGTTTCTTTAAGTTTTAAATACATATAAACAATAAGTGCATCAGTAGAAAATTTCCAATTTTTATTATTGGAGTATATTGCTGAAAACAACTTATTTACTTCTTTAATGCTCACATATAAAAACTGCTGTTTTTTACCGTTCGTACCTTTTTTAATGGCATTCTTTAAGTCGTCAGTAAATTTGTAAAAAAACTTTGCGGTAGATTTTCTATCAAATTTATCAACTACTATGTACTCTCTATCAATTAGCCACTGAATCGCGTCTGCCACGGCAGCATAATGTACTTCCCGCAGTTGTATATTCTTATAAATTCTTATTCTGTCACATATATTTTTTAATGTAACAGGTAAATTGTAACAGTCATTTACAGTAGAGTTATCCATTATGTACATGGTCAAATAAACAGGCAGTGCAATTTTATTGACTGGATTTATAATCAAATCTTGTGGCACAATAATCCTATGTATCTCGAAATATTTTTTCTCTAAATACAATCTATCACACTCCGGCCATGCGATATAATTTAATAAACCTGCCCGTAATCAAATCCTGACTGTATTCTTCTCCGTCCAGTACCACATATTTGTGCCCGTCCGGGTCCTTATGGCTGCCAAGGCACGGCACCATTTTATTGTTCAGCTCCGGGATGTCCGGCGCAGATACAATAACAATATCTCCATGCAGTTCGCAAATATCCAGCTCGGTCAATTCCCATAGCCGGAAACTCGTACAAGGGATAGAAGTAATAGCCTCAATCGCGGCCTGCCAATCATTCACAGCCTGTATCTCTTCAGGCGTATCCGTCCAGTTCATAGGCGCATCACCAAGCGCGGCAATCGCATCTCCACGCAGGATCAAATCATTTTTAGTATTCATCAGTATTCTCCTTTTCACGGCCAGCTTTTAGCGGCGGCAAGCCATCGTACATTCGCTGTATTGCTACAAGCATTTTGTCGTTTTCCCAAGCTTGTTTGTAACTCTTAAACGGGAAACTTCCTCTATAAGCCCAGGCAATTAGTCTCCGCTCCTGTGGAACACATGGATGGCACTTGGATGGATCAATGCCAATATAATTTGCCGTATTTCTATCCCAACCACTGGCCATCATCAGTTTTACATATCGTTTTCTTGTCATACAGATCCCCCATTAACTTCAAAAGTTTGTGACATCGTTCCGTCTGGAGCAATACTAATCTTCGAGACAGTAACAGTGGGACAATTATCCGTTTCGTCCTCTCGTTCATAATCACGACATTTAGCAGGGAAACCCATCAGTCAACCCAATACAATATCAGGTGACATCTATCTCCCCTACTTTCTCCCAGTGGTCAGCGCACCACACATAACGCGCATTTGCATGAACCGTAACTGGCTTTACGACCGGATTCCTATTCTCGCACAAAGATGCTATAAGACCCTCGAATATATAATCCAGTTCTTTAGCTTTCATTTTGTTATGCGTTTTATGTGCAATCTCTGCCGCATGTGGTTCAAACTGTTCAAGATATATGTTATCTTGCATAGGTCATATCCACCTCCACGTGGTTAAATGGCATCATAGATTTTACCAATCTCATATTTGTAGTCGCTGACTTTTGTCCGCTTATAAAAATCGCAGTAAGCAATGCCATCTTCATCTATTACATATTCAATCCCTTTTGTCAGAATAGATGTATCACGCACACCATGCAAAAAGAAGACTCTGAATTTATCGTTCTTCCGCAACCTGCACCAATGTGAGTCCAAGGTATGCTCATGTGTAAGAATGGCGTACTCCTTATCGTCCATGGCCAGCCGCATGTAATCATCAAACAATTCTTTTTGCGGCCAAAACACATCGCAGCGCAGTCTCAGTGCAATAAAACCAGCATCTTCACACCAGCTTACAAACTCGTCAAACCACTTTTTAAAATCAGGAACCGGTTTATAGATCACGGCCGAAGCAGAAGTGGTAATACCCAACTGCTTGAGCGTGTGCGTCATGCTGTAATACTGCTCTCGCGTAAAAGTATTCGCCCCCATGATTCTCTGGCGCCTGTCAAAATCATAATCATGTACAGAGATATTCACATAATCCACAACGCCTTTAAGATAATGTGCCACTTTCATCAGATTAAACCCATTCGTCGTCAGTGTAACTCGCTGCACTTTGCTTTTTATATCTGCCTCATCCAACTCTCTAAGAATCGTGATAAACTGCGTCAAATTCAGCGTTGGTTCATTCCCCGTAATATCAAGCGAGATAGGGTTTTTGTCACCAATTTTTTCTATTAGGTCAACAAGGGATCTAAGATAATGTTTATGGAATTCTTGAAAATCATTCGTCATAACCGCATCATAGTCCTTCATATAGCAAAAAGGACATTTACAATTACAGCCGCCAGGAATGACCAGCTTTATGGTGATAACCTTGTTGTAATCTTTGCGTTCAATATATTCCATGATTTTTATGATGTTACCAATGCGGCGTTCCAGTTAATTGGTTGCAGTATTTCTTGTACTGCATTTGCATCATCTGGATCGACTCCAACAGTGGCTAACTCCTCTCTCAAAATTTGTTGTAATTCTTCTGGTGTATATTTGGCAAGTAATTCTTTGATGGTTTGCTGCGGCACAGGCTCAGTATTTTCATCCAGCCAATCATCAATCTCTGTCCGAAGCGCCTTTAGGTACTCTACACATTCGTCATGTACCTTACGTACACTGTACATCTGCAAACGCGGGTCAAGTTTCTTGGCATCCTCAGCCGCGAACATCAGCTCCTGCAGCATCACATCTGCCATCTGCCAATAGAAATTTACAGAGTTCAGGCATTCTTCGTCATAGTTGGTTTCGCCAACAGGCCGTGTGCTGTGAACGGTTTCGTCTATACGCTCATACCATGCCATAGCCAGCTTGCAGTTCTGGCGCTCGTTATAGGATAGTAAATGTTCACTCATCGTTGTCACCGCCTAATACCATTTCACGTAACGCTTCAGACGTCAGCATCCCGCGCTCCATATCAATCTGGGCAGATAGCCACTCGCTATTAAGGTCATACCGGTTCAGCACGCCCAGTCGGTAACGCACTGCATCAAACAACTCATGAGCGTCCTCGCCCTTAGATTCACGCACACAGATCTCACTGATAATATCCAGCGCATACTTATAATCTTCTACTAGTTTGACTAGCTGGTCCTTGCTCAATGACTGCAAACGAAGTCTCTGGCTATTTGTCATTTTTACTCACCTACGAAAATGTATTGGTCAACATACTTGCGGTCTTCGCCTTTCAGGACAGGCATATCAGCGTCGATGACCCATTTGCCATCCTTATAGATACAGGCTGTGCCGCGTTTACATGGCGTGGAATATTTATCCCAATTGATTTTATATCGCTCCATAAGCATGTCCTGAATATCACTGCACTTCTTGCCTTGCAGCTCACTATGCGAGAAATTCGCCTGGCCAACCATCTGGATGGAATTGCGTGTCGCATCAAGCTGACGCCAGTAAATCAGATTGCAGACTTCTTCTTTTGGGATATTGAAGCAACGAGCATCAAACATAGCGCCGTCTGCCAATGATTTGGTATAAGATTCTATGTACTTCAAAGCGGAGCGTTCATTGTCAGATAGCTCACGATTTGTGCCGCCAAGATACCAGTCTTCAATATTGGCTTTGCCATAATCGTCAACACAAACAGAAAAGAAATTATTAAATGCCATGGTAGCCATGCTGGCGGACACGCTACATAGCTTCTGGACTTCGTAATCGAACCAAGCATCCGTGGCAAGCGTTTGGTAGTCAATCAGGATCAGCGTGATTTCATCGGACTGTGTATAGCCAAACACGCAGCCTTGGATATTCCGGCAAAGATACCGCATGGTGTCCCACATAGATTTCATCAGGATCATATCAAAAGGTTTTTGAAAGCCACGAGTAAATGTGTGGAATGCCTTGCCGTCGATTCTCAATGCTACCGGCATACGTCGCATAAGTTTAGTTTTGGGAACGGCCTCGTAATACTCTTTCATACGAGTACCAAGGGCATCATTAAAGCTCATTTTTTGCCTCCATTTCTTCAAGAACTTCTTTTTTTAATCTTGCAATGGTTTCCGACATAACTTCAGGCTTACCAATCATCTCTACATTACAATGCGGGCAGCACTTAGCAGAAATATCATTAGTTGCCGCCCCGCATTTTGAGCAAACCCATCTGTCTGGACTTGGTTCCCATTTATATCCGTTCAGCTCGGCATACGCTTTGTCCGACGCTGCGTCATAGCCTTTAATGAAAATCCAATGAGGCACAGCCTTACTCGGCCTGTTTATGGTCTTGTTTATCATTCGCCAAGTGAGCTCTAGCCCATAGTACATATTGTTATTCTCCACCATTTTTTATAAGTTCGTGCTCTGCTATCAAAAACAACACCGCAACATATCCAACCGTGCTAAGTGAAAAGCCTCTTCTCTTAGTAAATGTTACGGCAGTGGTCGCTCCGGCTCCTTCCCTACTTCCCTGCAGAAGTCCAGGTAATCATCTACGGCATTGCGAAACTCATTTTCAATCTTCATATAGTTGCCTGTGTGAAAATTTATCATATCATTGATGTTTTCCAATTTGCCGTAAAAAATTTTATCCTTCTTATCATATTCAATATTGGTTGAATACCCTTTATAAGTAAAGGAAATTCCATCATTGATTTGTTTTTGGATATACTTTTCGATATCTGCCTCAAGCTTAAAGATCGGTTTGTAAAACTGCCACACATAGTCATAGTTACATATTGATGGCGTCACACAGAACGGCCACGCAGTAAAGGGATTATAGTTATTAACGTTGTTCTTGTTAAGCCCCATGCTCATCATGAGCTTCCTAAAACGCTTACGGGTCATGTTTAGCCCTCCTTAGTTGGCGGCGCTGGCAGTTCTGTCCATGCGATGACTTTTGCTCTAGTTCCGTGCGTAGGCTCACCGCCCCAATGGCCATTGAAAAATTGCCCACGATCCATTGTGCGGTACATGCAGTTGTAGTTACCATAACGGAAGTATTCGTAGTAGCACAGGTATTCGCCATTTTCTTTAGGCGGGTCATTCTGTGCATCGTGCCAAACGGTTGCTTTAGACTCCTCGATAGCATCTAGTTTTTCTAATGCATCGCGGATCACCTTTACTGCGCTCTCATAGCAGTCGTATTCGTGACAGTGGCTCCTATCCAGTCCAAATCTGCAATCGCTGCAAAAGCCGTATTTTATGGCGATGTTAAAGGCTCGTTCGTAGGCTTTGTTAGTCATCATCGTTCACCATCGGTTACAGTCCTTTCATCATTTTCTTTTTCGTCGTTTCTTATGATGACATTTACGGTGGAATACGGAGTCACGTTCGTTTGAACAAAGCTGCCATTGCATGGTGTCATAAGGACATCGTAGCAGTTGATGCCGCAAAATCCAGACGGTTTCATAATCATACGATTGTCACTCTCCATAGATTTTCTCGAAGCACATTTCTTGGGTAGCATCCGGGTACTTTTTCTTGTCTACCGGGGACAGGAACATTGAAAGCGGACGCGCCCACATACGATTGAGTTCATGCTCTTCATGGTAGATGACAAGCGGTTCGGTGGTTTCGCTGTGTACGGCAATTCCATCGACAATATAGATGGAACCTTTGAAGTGACGGTATCTACGTCCAATCACGTTGTGCTTATTTTCAAGAATGTCTGCAAGCTGTCGGATTCTGTCCGAAGTAGGTGTTATCGTTTGGCTTGCGTTTTGTGCTCCGAATAAATTGTCCTCGTTTTCCAGATGTGCCGTAGGTCGTACCGCGTCCGGTCTATTTGACAATTCCTGCAACTCGTTCAGATCTTCAAGCACACATGTAATGCCGCATGTGTCGCACTCTTTTATTATGTCCGTACACATGCCGCAGGCATCGCTGTATTTCGTAATTTTATCGCGGATTGCTTCTTGTAGTTGTGTCATTCTGATACCTCCTCTACATACGCCATGTTCTGGCGCAGATTGAGCGATTTTGGGTTGAGAATACAAGCCGGGGCAACAGCGCCGCAGTTGCACGCACCGTAGTTGTACAGCAGACCACCCGCGTTCACAGTGCGAACGATGCTCGATCCCCCCGCGTCGGAATCCTTATCACCACAGCCCCAAGGCGTGGCAGTCCAAATCAATCTGTCGTAGTGCGGGATGTAGTCACGATACTTGCGGTACTCATCGCAGGTGAGGATGAAAACGAGGTCTGCCACAGCACCATAGGCGCGGTCGCCATTATCTGCAACAAGGTCAACGGTATGCAAAAGCAGGTTGTCTCCGAGCTTGTTAGCTCTGAGCTTTTTAGCAATGGAATCATTCAGAGTCTCACGAATCAAGCTTGTGCGGTAGTTATTCCAGTTGCCTTTTTCATCGGCAAATTTACCACTTGGGCAGAACTTTACATCTTCCGCCCATGGCTTTGCCATAATGGCCAGCACGCCGCCTTCAGGGTGGTTCGGGTCAAGGCAGACCCACTCAAAATTTTTGAACATGAAGTGTTCGCCGGGGCGCATGGTTGTGATATTAGTCATTGTCGGTTACCTCCATTTCATTGAGCCTTTCGAGCCATTTCGTTTTGACGATGTGTTCCAAGTAATCCGCATTATATTTTAGATTCGATGAAATCACAGAGAACGGTCTACCAAGCGTGCGCTCTCTCAATTCTTCCGTTTCACGCATTTTTTCAAGCATATACCGGAAATTTTCGGGGTAGTATTTGTAGAGATAGGCAAAGTTAAGAAACGAGGACATCGGGCAGTACATACAACCGCAACGCTTGTTGGTTTTGTAGTAGTTGTTGAAAATAGGCTGTGTCTTTGCCCATTCCAAAATCACATCTTCGTTAATGCCGTTTTCTGCGAGAGGGTATATCTCTAACTTTTTGGTACTCAACCGCTTGTTGAAACGGCGTTCTTCGTCGGCGCAATAGTCTATGTAATGCACTACATAAAAACCGACTTCGTTCAGCCATTCGGATAGTTGCCGCTTTGCATCAAGTTTATAGTGACCGTTACACCATCTTACTTTTCTTGTTGGGAAACCGCATTTATCATACAATTCTTCCCACGTTTTCCTCGGCTTGATTCGCACAAATTGGATGCCAGCTCGCTTGCACTCCGTTTCCATATAGTCGATAACGTTATGTATAAACGGGTAGTCGATTTCGAGTTCAAAGTGAACCACGCCGTCAAGCGGGTATCTGTCCAGATTGTGCAGTATGTAATTGAGCATATACAGGCTATCTTTTCCGCCAGATACGCTTGCCCAGTATGATGGACGCAATGCAATTGCTTTGTCTGAGTCAGTCATTGTCTGTCACCGCCGCAAGCCAGTAGTCTTTGCGACACTCTTCGCACTTACTATTGTCGCAGTATTTACACATTTCTTTTTCGATGCTGCATGGCAGTATATTTATAACATCTCGACAAAATTCCGCATTCGGAAACATCTTCAAAAACTCGCTCTGGCGGGTCTTAACGGGGTGGTCTTTTGCCCATTGCTCGACTTTTGAAACCGTTTCCTCAATGCTTTTAACTGAATAGTCGTCGAACCCAACCGTGCATATTCCCTCTTTATAAACAGGACATTCCTTGCAGCGTAGATTTTTGCATAACCTGTTTACCGTCTTAACAAATTCAACTGCGTCCATTAGTTGTCAACCTCCTCTAACCCTTTTTATTTCTTTGAGTTCGTCTAATGTGATAATGAAGTCGCAATAGAATTCTTTTTGCGGACGCCATGACTGATATTGTAGATAATGCTTGTATGGAAGACAATTACAATCCGTCAGAATTGATAGTGGGCATTCGTTACAATTACAAGGTCTCTCGTCTAATACAATTCGTGCCATCAGTGCGCCTCCTTTATCAATCTGTTGGCTATCTCATTGATATTATCTGTAGATGTCTTGATTTTGTCATAGGCATCGGCTTTCTGCTTTTCTATGGCGGCAAGGTCACTGGCAAGGTCATCGCGCATCATGGCGTAAAGCTTTGACTGCTCTTCATATTTTTCGACCCGCTTGGCCCTTTCGTGCGCTAAGTCCTTTTCTGTTATATGCTCATCGACCAGGCTTAGCGCCCGCATAAAGTCCAGAAAGTTTAGAGAAAACCTCTTACCGCGATATTCAAACCCATAAGAAGGAAAGTAAATCTGCGAATCGATAAATTTGAAATTCTCAGGGTGCAGCTTATACATTTTTTTAAATGTACTGTATGGAATACGCGGGATGTTGTCAAAAGCACTGTCTACCTGTTTGTAACAGGCAAGCAGGTCTACGAGCGGTAAGTTGTCGTAGCAAAATATGAAGTTGAAAATAGTTAAGCCACAAATAACAGCGCATACGATAAGCGCAAAAGCAAACATTCCATAGTCCTCTTTACCCTCGTTCTCAAAGAGTTCCGCAGCCACGCGATACTCGGTATACGTATAAGCAATGGAGCTAATGCTAACTAAAACGAGACACGCCGCAGACAGTATTGATGGCATTAGAAGTCCGGGTAGCTTATAAATCTCATGTGTCTGGCCTGATGTCCGCACAAACACTATGGTTGCGACAATAAATATCAGGATATTGGTCAGTATAGTTGTCACTTCTTTAGCCTCGCTTTCCAGTCGCCACAGCAGCAATCACCATCTACGAAACCCGCGACATATGGGCTGTTGTCACCGCAGCACGCTCCAGTGAACGGTTCTCAGCGCTTGCATCAATCGATCTCATCGCGCCACCTCGGTATACCAAATCGTTGTGTAGACACGGCGGTCATCCGCAATCTGCGTGATGTTCTGAATATCAATTTCGCGCTTATCGTCAATCATGTTCATCCAGCGCCGTACATGGTAAATCACTTCATACGGGTTGCTATCTTCCAATGTAACGGCATGCAGGGCGACATGTCTGCCCATAACGGGTGCGCCATTATATGTAATCATTTCTGGTAGAACCTCTCTTCTGGCGGAGCCTATCTGGTGGACCCTCTCTGGTGCGCAGCATCAATCCTGCGGAGCATCGTCATCTAACGGAGTTGGCCGATATCTCGTCAGATCCGCATAGCTTGGGATCATCCGCAGCTGCTGCCCTACCTCCAGCATCGTAGTTTCGCGGTCCACATGGTGCGCGTCCGCAAAGTCTACAATGTCATCAATGAATGTGATCATTAAGTGGCGCATATCAGCGCGGAATCCCGGCCGATTGCGGTTGATAAAGTCCTTAGCAGCTGGCGAGAGTGTACTGGCGGTTGTTTGTGTATTGCTCATTGTTAAAACCTCTTATCATACATTTATAATATTTATGTGCCGTTAATTGCAACCTGAATTTATAAGCCGCCCAATGCGGCATCAACACTAAGTGCGGTTGCGTCAATCTGCTCCTGTTGCAAACCGATATAACGCATTGTCGTAGTCTGGTCACTATGGCGGAATTTGGCCTGCAGGGTCTCCATGATCTGTGCTGCCGGTACTCCGTTCTGGCTTAGTGTACTATTGGCGGCATAACCATAGGTCTTGCGCATGCTATGGGTGCTGATATGGCCTTGCACTTCGCAAGCTTCAGCGGCCTCCGTCAAAAAGCGGTAGACTTGGCTTTTGGAAAGCTTCTTAGTCATACCACCGGCGCGGCACCACTTTTGGCTCTGGAACAACGGCCAACTGGCATCCAGCACGCCGCTCTGTGCTGTGCGGATCTCATTGACCAAATCAGTAATTGCATTGGCGGCCATTGGAGTTATCAGATCAGTTGTGCGCTTGTGCGTTTTCTGGTTGATGATCTGAAGATGGCCGCGAACAGATGCCTCTGCCAGATCATACACATCGCCAATGGTCAGATTCAGCAAGTCCCCTACTCGTAGGCCAAGCGTAATACCACATATATATAAGGTATAGTTGCGCTGCCGGTTTCGTTCGTTGCCGTGGGTCAGCAGGTAGTTGCCAATTGCGCGGAAATCATCCTGATTGCGGATGGGCTCGGCTGCGGTAGCTTTGCGGGCACCGTTGGACTTATATGGCGACAAAGTCAAACAGCGGTCATGGCTCCTGACCGGGGTCTTATGGGCGCCACCCACTACGATGTTCATATTATTGGCTTCTGCCAAAGCCTCAATCAACACAGAACGCTCATCCTGGGTCTTGGCGCGGAGCAACATGGCTGTCAAAGCCTGAATTTTGGATTCATTGGCTGCATTAGTGGCGGCGACGAGCTTATTAGAGCGTTTCATAGTGTGGAACTCCTTAGTCTGTGTGCATTAGCGGTATTTTGCGGCGCTTTTTCGTTTCCGTAACTATATTATACACTACATTTAACGGCACGTCAATAGAAATCGCGAAAAAATATGCCCCTGAAAGGCGTAAAAGTGGCCTCGCAGGGCGTTTTCGGGACCGCATGGAGCGGTGCTACTGCAAAATGAACGAAAATGCGCTGTTTTTTGTTGAAAATGGGCTGAAATTGATCGTTTTGATGTAAAAATAGGCCGGAATTTATGGTTTTGAAGGTATTTTGAAACGGTGATTTTGGACGGTGGAGCGTGGAATTTCCGAAGTGGTGGGCCGAAGGAAAATGCTGGATCTGGGACGCGGACTGGGATGCTGGATGGTTTGGCGAAATGAGAGCCAGAAATGAGAGCCGAGAGTTAGAATGGACTACTTACCTTAATAGTAAAGAGTAAAACCGATCCGGATTTTTAACCATCCCCCGCCCCATTGTATGGCACTTTTTACACGTATTATCGCTAAAAAATGCACTATGCAAAAAACTTCAAATCTTTTGCATAATATAGGGCAGTAACATAGCGGCGCGGGCTTGTACGCTGTACAGCGTGGGGGGCTGTATTGCGTGGGCCGTGGGCCTGTTTTTTGCTATAACCTACTATGTTGGTTGGTATCGGCTAATGGTTATATTTATAACTGTATATAGACAATATACACAGTTTGTTGTATCTACAACATACTACCATATTTTACCAGTTGTTGCCACGGCAACACATTTATCGTTTTTCGATATATTGTTCCCCATTACTATATAATGTTCGCGCGTTCCTTATATGCCCGGATACCGTGGCCCGCGTGCTGTCACACGCCTTGTATATATTCATTCGCCCATCATTGCACTATATGCCGTATCTATGCAATTTTTTATAAATCCAGCCATGCTGACGCCTTGCGATTCTGCAATTTTATGCAGTTTATCTTTATATCCCTTTGGCAGTCTAGCTTTTATTAAATCTGTACTATTTTCGATGTATCGTTGATTTGCCGCTAGTTTTGCCGCGCTCGTTTTATTTTCTGATTTTTGCATTTTTATGCACCTTTATTTTTGCGTTTCTTCATCCCTTGCGTGCTTCTCAAATATTGCCGTTACAACGTACTTATTTATGCTAATACCTGCATTTTCCGCCCACATACGGATATTGTCTTTATTGACCATATCTTTTTTTTGCAGTCTTATTGTTATGGTATCCGTCGCTTTATCGTTATATTTTTTGTTTGATGCTAATTTTTTTATACTTGTTTTTGGCATGACACACCTATAACACGTAACACATGCAACAATAGTGCATGTCCCACGTGCCCTTTTTATATATTTTCTTGCGTATTATCGTTGTTTTTGCAACTATGCAAACTTACACGTTTTGTGCATGGTAATGGCATGTCCTACGTGTTATACTACAGCTACAATCAAACACGGGGAACAAGCAGAACAGCCCGCGCTTGACAATTCACCACAACACACACACACGAAAGGAAGTACACACTATGACTATCAACTTTATCAACGCTATCACCGCCGCCAACACCGAAAATAAGGCGTTGACCTTTACCACGTTCAAAAGCTATTGCACAGGTGACAACGCGGATACAAAAGCAATGCACGCCGCTTTTGATAGTTACCGCACAGACGCCGCCGCGCTTGTTTCCGCCGTGGTTGACTATATGGCCGCCGCTGAAAACAACGAACAGGGCGACGCGGCCGCAATTATCACAGCCGCAAAAACCTACTTGACGCGGTACAGCACAGACAAAAAACAGCTTGTGTCCCTGTTGTTCAACGTGGCAGATGGGGAAAACAACGCCGCCGCCGCTTTACGCATTGCAAGCCGTCTTTATCCCATCGCCAAAAACGGATTGACAAAACAGGTCGACGGCCACCGCCGCGGCGCTATCAACCTAAACGCAGACGGCAAGGCCACCGCCACTATTATGGCCGCGCTTGAACAATGGGCGCTTGACCGTTTCAACGGCGAAAAAGCACAAAACGCCGCCGCGCTTGTCGCAGACAAAAAAGCCCGTAAAGAGGAACAAGCACGCCGCCGCGCGGAAAGGGCAAAAGCCGCCGCTGAAAAAGCCGAACAGGCAAAACAGCCCGCGCCCGTAAAGGCCGACGCAAAAAAGCCAGCCGCCAAAAAGGCAAGCAAGCCCGCCGCAAAAGCCGCCGCTTAACCTGTAACCCGTGAAACTTTAGCAAGGCCGCACACGTAAAAAGGCAACCTTGCCCCATTTTAGAACATTGACAAGTGGAAAAACCCGCGCAAGTGTTGGAATATACACATTGCAAGCCGCGCAAAGTTGGAATATACGCCGCGCAAAAAGGCCGGGTCAAGTACCATTATAAGCAATACACCAGGCAGAGGAACAAAAAAGGCCGCTGTAAATTCCGCCCGGAAAGTGCGCCTTATCCTCTAAAAGCCCGGTGCAAGGCAACGCCAAAAAAGTACATTCTAACGGTTTGTAAATGCTTTACGCAAGCGCCGTTTTGTAGGTGTGTTGGCAATCCGGCAAGGCTTATATAGCTATATTTATTATAACATAAAACCCGGTAAAATGCAACAGCCGCAAATAAAGCAATTACATAGCGCAAGACGTTTGCAGGCCGTTTTATATCTGTTGCCCGTGCGCATGAGCGCGGGGAACAGCCAAAAATCCGCCCGGAAAGTGTACCCAGGCGGTAAACATCCGTAACCTTTAGGGGGTATAACTATGGCAAAAACCATCGTAAAAGCGCCGAAACTAAAAGCGCCGCGTCAATGCGTTCAATCGTTTAACTTTCACGGTTGTCTTGTAAAGCCAGGCGATTTGTATGGTGTGGATAAAATAGGCCCATATGTTACGCGCCCCATTATGTACCATGGTTATATGGCTTTTAAACGGCCACAAAAGTATGGCGACACTGTTATGTGGATTGAGCGCCGCGCAAGCAAAAAAACATCCGAAACTGTGCGGTATATCTTGCAGCATATCAAGGTAACACCGCCGCCATGCACTACAAAAGCATGGAAAGAGGCCACCAAACAAGCCGCCGCAGAACGTGCCGAAAAAACCCACGCGGCATGGCGCGGTGAACAGGCCAGTGTTATACAAAAGCGCGGGATGAAATTTAAAGCCCGCCAGCACGGCAACTGCGCAGAATATCGCAATGCAACCCGCGCTGTATATGGCGATGATGTAGAGATCAATGGTCGCCAGGTACCCGTGACCGACAAAATCGGGTTTTATCTTGACGGCGGAACAATCCGCTAAAAAGCTCTTGCCAGAGAAAGGAAGTACCACCGTGGACAATTCTAAATTGCAGCTATTTCCTGTCCGTTTTGAAACCGTAGACGGAAATGTCTACAAAACGATGATCCCGGCATACTCTAATGGCGGTGCCGAAAATAAGGTGCTGGATTTGCAGCATGATAACATTCGCCGTGTTCTTGCGTTTAGCCCGGATGAATCCGATACCGAAACTGCGGAACAGCTGTACCCCAATGCGCAGTGGATCGACTGCATGGAAATTGCAATCCTTGCCACGATTGAGTGCGATTTGGGCGAAGATGCAGAGCCCATTCCGTCGTATACTATCGAGGAATACGCGGGCGCTTGTGGTCCTGTCCGTATTCACGGGTACTGGGATAAAGATGAAGCTCTGCACGATTTCCTTGATTTTGAAGCAGATCAGAGTGTTTTCGCCGCTGATTTATACGACAATACGAAAGGATTCCCGGATCGTATTCGTGTTTTCAAGCATTGATAAAAGGAAGTATTACCATGGCCAAGTTCAATTGCCGTTTCACTTCAAAACCCCTTACCAATCTCTTTTTGGATTGGCTTGTTAAATACCAATATGATTTCCGACGTGAAATCCATCCCGGCGAGGACATTGTCGTTGTCTATTGTTACAGCAAAGTAGCAGAGACCGCTCTTGTAGAATGGATGAACACCCATAAGGCCGCCTAATTAGTGCCGTGGAGCTGGGATGCAATAGCGCCCCAGGTTGCAAGCGGAAACTAAAATGAAACCGGCTTGAAAATGCTCTCCGTTTATGGTAGACTACATTCATAGTTACATACTACTATGAATGGAGGGCGAACTGTGCCTAAAAGAATTGATTACGACAATATGACCAAAGAAGAGCTTCTTGAGATGATGAGGAGCAAAAATAAGCAATATAAATGGCAAAAGGCATGTGTTCTCGCACCAAAAGAGGGCGAAAAACTTGAAACTGAAATTCTACCAGCTTTCGACTGCAAAAATGTTTCGCAATTTGTAAAAAAGATTGTCAACGGTGAATTGGTTGTGATTAAACCAGAATAAACTACATTTACATACAACTGTAAATGGAGAGTGATTTCGTGCCGCAGGATGAAAAACTGCATGAGTCCACAAAAAAGCGTCTAAATGTCGTTCTTACAAAACAAGAGGGCGAACAGCTTGAAACGATTTTGCAAGAGACGAATTGCGCCAATGTTACCCAACTAATCAAAAAGATTTGTAAAGGTGAATTGGTCGTTTATTAACCTGTAACCAAATCAGAATGAAAACCGAATACTACTCAAAAGCGTCCTGCCTAAAAAGCCGGGCGCTATTTTTATGCCCATTTTCCAAGAAAGGAGCCTGAAATCACCATGAAAATGAACCCCATCGTCCGCATCATCCTTACCCTCGCGCTCGTAACCGCCACCGTTCTGGCCACCGCCTGGCTCACCTACCGTGCCACAATGAACCAGATCCAGATCGAAATTGCCCGCGACACCGTCTACCTCACCGCTTGGGGTCAGACCGACGAGTACACCATCGGCGAATGAAAGGAGCTGTGCAGCATGAACGAATTTGCAAAGGTCTGCATCACCATCCAGATGCAAAACGATTTTGAAAGTGACGAGGCTTGTATCACCGCGACCATGATTCGTACCTACGCCAATGCACTGCAAGCCGAACTGCGCAAGCCCGGCAAGGATCTGATCGGCAAAACCATCCTGGACCAGGTCACTGCCATGGCCCGCGCCAATGCCGCCCTCATGGGTTACGAGCTGACCAGTGTCGCAACCGCCAGCATCCTGGACTAAGGGTGCTTTTCTTTTACCATAACAATCAATAAATTTATGATAAAGCAATCAAGGAGTGAACACGAAATGAAATCCAAACCGTTCTTCCACCTGGCCTGCATCCTCGCAACCATGGCCGTCCTTGCCCTGTTCATCATGATCCTGTGGCTGGCCGCTACCCTGCCCGGCTGGGTCGTGTTCCCCCTGGTCGTCGCCGCACTTGTCACGGTTGCCGTCATGTACTGGCACGATCTGTCTCATGAATAATGGCTCCGCCAGAGAATAATGACGCCGCAAGCTAAGACTCCGTCAGAGAAAGAAAGGAGGCTCCGTCAAATGATCTACAAAGTTACCACGCTCAAAGACCTGCCCGGCATCAAGGCTGGCACTGAGTTCCGGTATGTCAATCGCAGCTTCAGCCATGACCCGGAATTGAAATTGTTCAACCAAACCCGTCCCTACCTGGAATCCGAGGTCGAAAAGTTCCTCATCGAGCAGGTCATTCTCGGCAACCCGGATGGCTGGGTGCAGATCGAACCGTATTACAATGACCTGACCGATATGAAATGCCCCGTTTGCGGTGAGACCCGCGGTCTTATCCAGGTCGATTGGGCACACGGCCACAGCAGTAACCCCGATGTTATGATCGAGTATGCCTGCGGCCACCAAAGCCGTTCCCTATTGGACAAAACATCACAGAGGGGAGAACGAACACCATGACCTATACCGTAGAGAAACCCCTGTCCCAGTTTGAATTCTGGTCCGGCGCTAAAGAGCGCACCGACCACTTGACCATCGAGCAGCTTGACCGGCTGGATTACCTGATGCCAGAAATCCTGGGCGAAAACCCGACCGACACCGCAATCAACGACCTGTTCTGGTTCGAGGATGACTACATTGCCCAGCTGCTCGGCTTCAAAAACTGGAAAGCCCTGGAGCGCTACAATGACGGTGAAGATGATGACGAGGACGATAATTTGGATGAAGACGATGAGGATGAAGATGAAATCGGCCCCGGCATGGAATCCGAATTTGAAGATGCTGTCTATGAGATCGCCGCCCGCATGGCTTTCCAAGACCTGTTTGCAAAGGAAGGAGGTGTCGCAAGCGATGAAACTTGAACCCGGCATGATCGTCCGCATCCAAGGCAAACGAACCCACTATAAGATTGTCGGCTATCAGGATAACAGCGATATTTGGCGTGGAGATTTAATTCCGTCCCGTTTCGTATTTCAGAACCTGAGCAACGGTCTGCGCTTCACCTACGGCGTCCAGGCCGCAGAGCATTTGCCCTTTGAATTGATTTCTAAATGATGATTTGCTTGCCTGAAAGGAGGCCATCGCAGATGCTTAAACTCGGTGCTATCACCTACCGCATTCAGCACAGCCGCGACCACGAACGAATCCTGCTGACCGTCTGGCGCAATGGCCGCCTGACCGAGCACAAGATCCATCACCTGAGCCGCGCTAAGGACGGGGGCGATTTCTTCTTCCATGCCGGGCAGATGTTTTATGTCAGCGAATTTATCGACCCGCACGGCAGCTACCACCTCGCCAGCTGATATACATAAAATGTGTATATACATGCAAAACGACAATTACAAATTACATAGTAAAAGACCAATGCCGTTTCCGCACCGACCATGTAACGCCCGCAAATAAGCCTCTCTGCGAGCCTGTACTATTACATAAGTAAATTACCCTGCCAAGCCCAGTGAACCCCGCACAAGGCCGCACAGCCGCCCCACAGACGATTTGAGAAGCCCGGGACCACTTATAACACGAACACGTTTTTAGCAACGACACGCTACAAGGCACCTAGCAAGCTCTGTGAGCCATTCTTCCTTAAAGACGACAACTTATATTCCTGAACCCAGCAAGCCCCGCACAAGCCCTCTCAGGCCGATTTCCGTAAACAAGGGCACAATCAAGCCCATGACACCCTGTAAACCATGACAAGAAAAGGACGAACACTATGTACGATGACACCTCTTAGAGCCCGGACCCCTGCGAGACCAGAACAAAATCGAAACCCTGAACAAACACGAACAAGGACGAAACCCGAACAATGCCGCAAAGACATGAGTAAAGTTATGTAGTAATACTGGACTCGTAGAAAGACTGGTTCGCAGAGAACTTGTTCTCGAAGGACCTGGATTTCGGAGAGGACTGGATTACGGAGTAACTTTACGAATGTCATTACTGCTAATATACTTTAACACTTTCTGCAACTTTACCCCCTACTTAGGCGATTTTGGATTTCGCAGTTTTGCCTCGTGTCCAACCCTGCCGTTTCGCAAGACCGCACATATTTTGCGCACCAAGAAGCAATCTTTTGCCACCCCACTTGACAAAACGATGGTGCGGTGGTATCCTTTAGGCAAGATTTAACGGCGCATGAATAGCCAAGTCTGATCCTGCTCGCAGTCGGTGTTCTCACCTGCATTGCGCAGCAGGTCCAAATTTTCGCCCTACATTTAACGGTACATAAATGCAACAGAAAGGAGTGATGCCTATGTTCACCATCCATTACCGCCGCGGTCATTATGAAGTCTATCTTGACCGCCAGTTCTTTTGCTCTGCGGATTCCATCCGTGAAGCCTACCACGAAATCGAGGCCGCAAGGTCTTGATGATATATCCGCCATCCACACAATAACGTACTAACGTACAAAACAAATTCAAAGGAGTAACTACTATGTCTAAGATCACCCTGAACGCAACCACTTTCGACCTCATCTCCACCCTGTCGCTGGACGACATCAAACTGCTGGAGAAGCAGAATCCCGACGCCCTGGCCATCAAGGATAAGGACGGCGACGTCCAGTTCGTTGTCAAAACCGGCGGCACCATGGGCAGCATCAGCCAGTACGGCATCGTTTTCGCCAACAAGACCCGCGATGGCAAGGCCGTCCTGACCTACACGCTGGACACTAATAAGCCCGCAGATGAGCAGCTGAACGAGATCTTTGATAAGGTCGGCGCTGCCAAGGCCAAGCTGGACGAGATCGAGGCCACCGCCACCACCGCTGTCCAGAACGAAAAGGATCGCAAGGCCGCCTTCATCCGGGAACTGACCGGTGAAGCCAACGCCGAGGACACCACCGCAGAGGGCTGATCCCCCTCTTTTACATCCGGGATACGCATACAAGCAATGTATAAAATCACAAAATAAATGTATATTTCAAAGGAGACAAGTTTTATGGAAAGCATCATCAAGGTTAAAGTCGGCACTTCTTTCGATCGTCACGAGTCCGCCCCCATCTCTGTGGACACCACCACGCCCCGTCAGCTGCTGGATCAGTTCGGCGTTGACTACCATGTCGGCCAGACGAATTTCAACGGCATCGCTCTGGGCGAGGAAAACCTGGACAAGCCCATCCGCTGGTTCGCCGATAATTTCGAGAAGATCAACACCGCCACCAGCTTCTACATGCTCAACATCCCCAAGCAGGATAACGCCTGCCGCGGCTAAGTCCGCCGCTTAAAGAAAGGAGTGTTTCCGTTTTGGAAATCAACGAAAGAATCCTCTCGAAAGCGTTTGAAAGCTCCATGCAGGGGCGGTTCACCAGTGACCAGTATTACGCCGTCAGCGGTGGTGATCTGCTCGTCCTCAAGGCCGTCTGGATGTGCGTGGTTGCCCCCAGAACGGAAACGCTTCATCTTGAAAACGGCCATAACGGTGATACGGATGCGGAGTTCCTTTACCTCAGGACGGTCACGTTCCCTGTTACCAGTGACCTTACCAGTGTGACCCGGCTCGAAAACTATATCGCCCCGGAGCACAGCAAGGTCTATATCCTGCCCGATAAGCGCAGGGCCATCGTGGATGTTGACCAGGCGGTCCGTCCCCGCCATGCGATCTGGCTTCGTGTGATCAGTGCCATCCCCATGCTCCTGCCCTGGCTGTTCGAGGGTGAACAGAAGCTTCAGCCCGATGAATACGCGCTGCTTCAGCTGGTCTACAAGATCAGTCAAAAAGATAACGCAGCATCGCGCAAAGATTTCTGGGACGCCACGGCTTCCTTTATCGCTAAGTATGCTTACGATATGATCGAGTATCGTTCTGCCGCTCAGGAGATCACCGTCAACGCACAGGCTGATCAGATCCGCTCCGCCTCCCGCAATATCGAGGAAGCCGAACAAGAAATCAAGGACTACCAGCGCCGCATCTCCGATAAGCTTCGCCGCATTGCAGAGTACAACGCAAAGATTGCCTACCTTCGTAAAACCGACACGAATCAGCTTCGCCAGGAAATCTATGATTACCTGCGCAGCGGCGGATTCCGTATCGACAATATCACCCGCGGCAGCGGCTATATCCAGTACACGGTGCTCACCACCCTCTCCTGTTATGATGAGGATATGGTCGATTCTTATGTGCTGAACTACCCTGACGTTCTCGATGGCTATTCCAGCATCGGCCGCGGCTCCCATGAAATCGATAACCCGTATGATAACGATCAGATGGCCGCGTTCTACCGCGCTGTCTTTGTTGATCATCGGTTCACGATCAAGATGGCCGCCACTTACACCATCGACAGAGATGCCGATGTCCACGCTGTGGAAGCCGATGATCCCATGGAGCCTGTTGCTGCGGACTATATCAATAACCCGCATATCGCTTTTGCCAGCTGCCTGGGCGGCTATGCATGCGATCTTACGGATGCCGAGCGCAACCATGATTATATCGCTGCCCTGGCTATTTCGCAGCAAAGCGCATCCAATGTGTCCTTGTCCGAGACCTGGGCCATGGGTCGTGTTACGCAGCAGCTGGTTCTCGGCAGTGGCAAGGTCATCCGCACGCAAGACGGCACCGATATCACATTCAAGGAAGCTATGCAGATCATCTGTGATGAAATGAACGGAAAGGAGGCGTAAGCCATGTCCAAAACGAGCCCGAATGAAAAGGCGCCCGCCGTCAAGGCACCCGCAAAGAAACCCATTCATATCCACTTCACGGCCAATGCCTGGAACAAACAGCTCGCTCTGCTGAACGAGTATAGCACCGAGATCGGCTGGCATGGTCTTACCCGCCCCATCCAGGATGGCTGGGAGGTCTATGATATCACGGTCTATCCGCAAACGGTCACCGCTGCTACGGTGGAGGTCGATCAGGAGGAATATGGCCGCTGGTACTTTGAGCATCCCCACTTTGATGACCTGCACTACCACGGTCACAGCCACGTCTATATGGACACGCACCCCTCCGGCACGGATATCCAAAGCCAGGAGGAACGCCACATCCCGGATGACCAGTTCTATATCTTCATGATCTGGAACAAGGATCTCTACTACACAGCCCGCATCTACGATCATGGCACGATTCGTGAACAGGATGAAGTTCTTCTTACCTACGATACTTTTGACCCGTCTTTCCTGGATGAAGTCAAAACCATGGTCAAGGTCGAATCGCTGCCGGTCGTTCAGCCGCCCATCTATTTCAACCAGTACAACTACTATAAGCAGTACGACCGGTACACCTACGGTCAGGAGGTCCCCGATGAATTTAAATAAGAGCCGCGAGGTTTTCGACCCCGCCAAAATCACCGCCCCCATTCACATTATTGGCTGCGGTTCTGTCGGTTCTACCATCGCCGAGCTGCTGGCTCGCTACGGTCTCACCAAGTTCACCCTTTGGGATATGGACAAGGTCGAGGAGAAAAACCTCGTCAACCAGATGTTCTTCGATGACCATGTCGGCATGAAAAAGGTCGATGCCTTGCGAGATATTCTTAGTAATATCAATCTGACCTGTAATGAAACCGTCAAGGTCAAGCCCGATGGCTGGCATGGTGAGCCGCTGGCAGGCTATGTGTTCCTGGCCGTGGATGATATTTCGATCCGGCGCGACATTGTCAAGCGCAACCAGTACAACGCCAATATCAAGGCGATGTTTGATGTCCGCACGGCATTGTTTGATGCCCAGCTTTATGCAGCCGACTGGCGTGACCCGCAGGCCAAGAAAGCACTGCTCGACAGTATGAACTTCACCCACGAGGAAGCGACCGCTGAGGTGCCCCGTTCCGCCTGTGGCGAGGTCCTGGGTGTGGCGCCCACGGTTCGCATGGCGGCCACCATGACCGTTATCAACTTCCAAAAGTTTGTCACGCAAGGCAAGATCAAGGATCTGATTTTGGTTGCGCCTTTCAATCTCGACACGGAAGGAGCTATCACGGCCATGTAATACCACCATGTAATATATCGTCAGTATAATACACTTTGTAATTTTAATTTGTTTGTGATGTTTACCGTTGCATTTCGTAAATCGCAACGACTCTCAGGTCATATCCGAGAGTACGAATTTGTTACCCAGACCGGGCAGGCACGCGCCAGGCGCATCTGCAGGTGCAGCGAGAATCGCCGAGTTCCGCCGCTCACATCAAGGGCATTTTAAGCTAACTTAGCGGGCAATCGATGTCGATTGGTCATGTAATAGACTTGACAGCCGCAGATTGGTCATCAGTCAGTTGTCTGATTGGAGTTTTAAGCCAATTCCACCACTGTATGGAGCTAATCCCGGACCTGCAGTGCTTCCCAAGATCAGCATCATTCCTTCAAGATCACAAACACAATCGAGGTACACCACTATGGTATACATAACTTACAATACCCCCGAAACCGTTCGCCAAATCACGTTCGAGGAACTTATGCTTGGCGTCGATATTCCGCTGGATTCCTTACGTTCCGGCGGTCACGGCTCCACCCGCACCGTTGTGTGCAGCAAAGTTCCTGAGCGCATTATGAAAATCACTTACCTGGACGCTATGATCAGCCAGCTCAAGATGTTCAACACCTGCTATAAGGACCTGATCGATTACCCCAACAAATGGGAACTCTACGATCATTTCGAGATCCCGAAAAAGACCGGCGGCAAGATGCGTCCCATTGATGCCCCGCACCCGGAACTCAAAAAGGCATTGGCTCAGCTCAAGGATATGATGTCCGGCTGGATGTTTGCCGACCACCACACCTGCGCTTTTGCCTATGTCAATGGCCGCTCCACCAAGGATGCCGTCATCAAGCATCAGCGGTTCCGCAGCTGGTACTTCTGCCATTTTGATTTCCATGGCTTTTTCCCATCCACTACCCTGCGCTTTGTCCTCAAGCAGATGGAAGAGATCTATCCCTTCAACCTGATCCTGGCAGACCCCACCGGCCGCAGGGAGCTTCGTCGCGCTTTAAGCCTGGCGTTTCTCAATAACGGCCTGCCCCAGGGCACCCCGTTCTCCCCTTTCATCACCAATGTCATGATGATTCCCTTCGATCATAAGTTTGCCCGCCTTCTCAATGAATTTCAAAGCGGCAAATGCAACCCGGACGGCACGCCTATCACAGACCGCATCTGCTACACCCGCTATGCCGATGATATTCATATATCCTGCCGGGTCTTCTTCAACTACCGCAAGGTCGAGCGGGAACTGATCGCCATGCTTCATGAACTCGATGCTCCCTTTACCTTGAATACCGAAAAGACCCACTTCGGCACCCGCGCCGGTCGTAACTGGATGCTCGGTCTGATGCTCAATAAGGATGGCGATATTACCGTTGGTTATCGAAACCACAAAATCCTTAAAGCTACCATCGAAACCTATTTCAAAGACCGCCGCAACGGCAAAAAATGGGATGAAGAGGATCTCCAAAAGTTCCGCGGCAATATCAGCTACTACCTTAGTGTAGAACCCGCCGCCATTGCCGGTGTCATCCAAAAGTACAACGCCAGATATGGTGCCGATCTTCTCACCTGTATCTCTGACGATCTCAAGCCCAAAGCAGCTTGATTCAGTTTTCCTGATTTCTTAGTTTCCCCGCCGTTTCTGCGGTGTTACCGGGCGCTTCAGCCGTTTCTTCCTTTCTTTCTGTTGTTCGTCCGGCCACCGGGCGCATGGTTTGTGGTGATTCCATGCAGCCCTTGTTCATTTTTTCTTCCTTTCTTGCCGGCGCTTCAGACCCCCATCTGGAGCGCTCGGTAATGCCGCAGAAATGTTTTTACATTCTATAAACTGTGTTATGTAAGGTTTACTTTTGCTTTGTAGTTCAAGGCAAAAACTCTCAGGTCATATCCGAGAGTATGAATTTGTTACCCAGACCAATCGCCCGAGTCTGCAGGATCCCCATCAGTCTTCGCGATCCAAATGCTTCCTCCGAGGTTGTTCGAGCTTACGGCCAACTAACGACACGTTAATGCGTCAAAATTCCACAGCAACAAGAAGCCGACCAGCTCTGAGTCACCTGAACTTGAGAACTCATCCGGACTTAATTCCAGGCAGCCACCTTATCAGCTTACATCACACAAAACCACACAGAAAGGAAATGATATTCAATGATGAAATCCATTACCTACACCCTTGCTTTTGTAGACGGCACCGTCTGTTACGAATGTCTGCCGGACACACCCGGCGCTTTCTACCGCGGCGGTTCCTGGTACTGCCCCTTCTGCCCCGAGGATGAGTTTTTCGCGGCCAACCCGAAAGGAAGTACTTCTGTATGAGTAAATTCAAGCTTGGCTCTCTTGTGGTCACGGATGAAATCGCCGCCAAGATGAATGATGACCGTAATTTCTTTACCTATGTGTATCAGTGTATCACCCGCCACGAAAACGCTGACTGGGGTGATTGCTGTGCCGAGGATACCCAGCTCAATAATGAAGCTCTTACCTCTGGCAGCGATCGCCTGTTCAGCGTCTATAACCCCGCCGATCATCCCGATTGGCGCATCTGGATCATCACCGAGTGGGACCGTTCCGTAACCACGGTCCTCTTCCCGGACGAATACTAAAAGAAATCTGTTTCAAAGAAAGGAAAAATTATTATGTCTACTGCAACTACTTCCCTCACCCTCGCCACCCAGAAGCCTTTCGGCACCCTGACCTGTGATTTCTACAAGAACGATTCTGGTGAGTTCTATATGACCCGTGACCAGATTGGCCAGGCATTGGAATATCCTGCTGGTGCAAAAGCTATTGCACAGATTCATTCCAGAAATGCGGACAGACTCAATCCGATGTCAGGGGTCCTCAAAATGAAGACCCCCGGTGGTGAACAGGATACTTTTGTCTACAATCTCCGCGGTGTTATGGAGATCTGCCGCTTCTCCCGTCAGCCCAAAGCCGATAAGTTCATGGACTTTGTATGGAATGTCATGGAGTCCCTCTACAACGGCAACTCCGTCCTCGCCGCCCCTGACCAGCAGACCGCTGTCAGCAATGATACCTTCAAATTGATGTTTGATACGCTGGTCAAGTCTCAGGAGACTACCAGCACGCTTGTCAAGTCTTTTATCGAGGATCAGAAGGATTCCCGCACCGCCATGGCTGCCATGATGAACACCATGTCCCTGCTGGCCAATCATATCCTGGAGCAGAACCAGCGCATGCTCACTGCCAAGAACGAACCTGTCGCCGAGTCACAATCCACGGATGACACCGCTGTTGATGCCGAGTTCACCGCTGCTGCCAACGAAAAGGCGGAGAGCGCCCAGAGCAAGATTCCCCATGTCAAGCCGACCAAGCACCGCGCTACCACCAGCGAGTGGAAGGGCGAAGTATATGACACTGTCCGTAAGATCCTTGCCAATCAGCCCGGCAAATATAATGATTCCCGCGAAGTCGTCAATCTGATTTACGACAAAATGACCCGGACTTACGGCTTTGTCAAATGGCAGCTCCGCCGCGATTACATGAACAAGCATCCCCGCATGGGCGGCAACTTCAGCACCATGACCGCCATCGATGACAACAGCCAGTGGCGCGAGATCTTTGATACGGTGCTGGAGGATTTCTATAACGATTCCATTCTCCACTGCGTCAAGGATAACCCCAAGGTCAAGTACGATAAAAACGGTCTGGCCGAGTTTGATGCCAACAGCTTTGGGAATGAAATCCCTAAGCAGGAAACGCCGGAGCAGAAAGCTCCTGCCAAGCCCAAGATCAAATGGCTGCGTTCCACTACCGCCAACCCGAACAACGGCAGCCGTATTGACACGGCAGTCAAGTCTGTTGCCGATGCCACCAACGACCGCACCGCGCACAGCGCCGCCAGCTATCACCTGATCTATGACGAGATGAAACCGAATTGGTCCGCGTTATTCACTGCCTTTCAAGAAAAATTCGGCGTCAAGGCCAATCTGCGCCGCGAGCTCTTCATCAACAGCGATTCCCTGACCGATCGGTTTGTTTTCGCAGCCGATGCCGTGGTCATGAAGCATTCTAAAAAGGAGGAAGCCTGATGTCCGCTCTTACGATCGAGGTCAAAACGACCCAGACCATGGATGGTATTTATGTTCTCACCAAGGATGAGGAACTGTATTTTGTTACCGCCAGCTACGATACCGACCCCGTCAACCCGCACGAAGAGTACGGTACGATCGAACTGGTCACCACCAAGAACCGCTATTTCTGGGGCGATATCACCTGCGATAATCCGCGCACGGAACTGGATTCCCGCCGTGAAATCGGTCAGGAGTTCGTGGCTCTGCCGTTGTTCCTGTATGCACATAGCGGTATCTCCATCAGTGTACTGCCCTATCATGATCAGTGGGATTCCGGTCAGATCGGTTACGCCATCTGCACCAAACAGAATGTGATCGACCAGTTCGGCACGGATGAAAACTGGCAGCAGACTGCACATAAGCTGATTCGGGATGAGATCCGGGCTTACGATGATTATCTCACCGGCCCCAGCTACGTCTATGATGTTTATGTCTATGATACTGACACGGGTTCCTGGGAATATCATGATAGCTGCAGCGGCTTCCATACCGATCACGACGATGAAATGTTTGAAGCTTTCTTTGGCAGCAGCCATGCCGAAATCATTCCGGAAGAAAAAGCGAGGGAGCTGTATGAGTTATAAAGCAGGAGATTGGGTCATCGTCCGCAGTCTTGAAACGATCTGCGAGGAAAATGGCCGTAGTAACGATGAGGCGTTTTATACAAGGGACGGTATCCGCTTCAATAAGGAAAAAGCTGCTTACTGCGGCCGCCTTATGCTTGTTGGGCAGGTACATACAACAGCAGGCTTTACCGGTTATAGGCTTATTGATCCTATGACGGACCTGGTTGTCTGCTACAAAAATGACGTTCAGATGCTCTTCTCTGATACTCTTTTGTACACAGCCGTTCCTGCTTCTGAGCTTTCTGTAGCAGTAGACAGCAGCGTCTGGGTACGTCCCTGGAATGAAATCATTGCCCAGGCAAATCCCCCTGCCAGACTGGATGATCCTTACTGTAGGGTCAATACCATCTATATCAACAGAAGCATGAAAAAGATGTGCCTTAAAAAGTATCAGATCATTCATATAAATTATGATCGCTATGGCGACACTACTGCTGCCAAGCTTCGGGACGAGGATGGTACTATCTGGAATTTTCCCCTCAGTACGCTTTATTGCTGCAGTGAATTTGTCCAGTCCATCATCACACAGCCCACTGTTTCTTTTGAAGAACTCTTCGGAAAGGATGAATGATCTATGCCTTATCGTATCGGCGACCGCGTCCGTGTCAAAAGCCTGGAAGCACTCATAGCCATCAGCGAGAATGCCAAAGATATGGTGCCCGTCGTAGACGGGTTTCGTATCGACGGTCTTTTATTTAACTCCCGCATGATCCCGTATTGCGGTCATGTTTATACAATTTGCAAATACAGCGGAGATTATTTCAATCTTGTAGACGATGCCGGGGATGTTCTTCGCTCTCGTGATTTCAAAATAACATGGTCATTCAGTGAAAAAATGCTGGAGCCTGCCGAGGATGTCCCTACTATGGCGATCGAGCCCGCCTTGTCTTTTGAAGAACTTTTTGCCAAAGGGGCACTGCAATGAAAAACAAATTCGAGCCTGGTGATCGTGTCCGCGTCAAGGATTGGGACGAGCTGGTTTCTAAGTGGGCTATGCAGTATGAAAAGATACCGAGCATGGCAGGGCCAAATGTAAACGGTTTGTATTTTAACCCAGCTATGCGTAAGTATTGCGGCCAGGTTTTTACGGTAAGCAGGTCTGGTAATCGCTACAATTTACAGGATGATAACGGCAATGTTTTATCTCCCGATGATATATCTTACATGTCATGGGGTTTTAACGATGATATGTTAGATCCTGTTTCCGACCAGGTCGAACCTACAGTCTCCTTTGAAGAACTTTTTGCAATGTGAGGTGATTTTGCCGTGAAATATAAAATTGGTGACTGGGTGCGTGTTCGCCAATGGGATGACCTTTGTCAAGAATACCGTAAGGATGATCATGATTGCCTTCTGGTTGATGAATTTTGTTTTGCTCCCAAAATGCAAAAGCTCTGCGGCCGCTGGGGCAAAATAACAGACAAATGGGGCAATGCTTGTCGGATCTCCTTTAAAGGTGTCGATAATAATTGGTACTGGAAAGATGCTATGCTGGAATCAAATGAGCCATACAAGGTAGGCGATCAGGTCATCGTCAGCAGTATGGACGCACTGGATCGTGATTTCGATATGAATGGGGTCGACAAAAGTATAAATCCGACATTTTTTACGAAGCCTGAATTTGAATCCAGGTTTCAAAATCCTGTCCTTGCCACGATCAAGGATATAACGCACAGAGGTGCAGGTATTTATTACTATCATATATTCTGTAAAGAGAACACACACCTCGAAATGTATGTTTTTTCCGGCTATGAGCTTTGTCCCGCTGTGTCAACCTATTTACCGCAGGTCGTCCCCACGCTGTCTTTTTCCGATCTTTTCTCTGATGCCGCTATGTGAGGTGATTTTGTATGCAGCATAAAGTAGGCGATTGGGTCCGTATCCGCCAGTGGGACGATATGGAAGCTGAATATGGTATGGACGTATATGGAAACATTCTGGTTCCCTTGACATTTACCGATACTATGCGTGAATATTGCGGCCGCTGGGGCAAAATCACGTGTGTATATGAATGTAGTTATTATATAGATTTCTTGTCTGATTTAAGTTATTGGAGCTGGGGCGATGAAATGCTCGAGCCGGAACCAGCCTATTACCCCGGCGATAGGATTCAGCTTCGCTCCTGGGCTGATATGCAGGCCGATTTTAATATGAACGGCCTGGGCCCCGAGAATGACAACCCGACCTGCCTTAGCGGTGATTTTTCTAAATTCTTCGTCGATGTTCCGCTTACGATCAAAGAAATCAAAACCTATAAGCAGGGTGATGAAAGAATTGAAGGAATTATCGTCGAGGATATGCCCGAGCCTGAATTTTCATTCCAATATTTTGAGTTCACTAAATACTGCATCGATCGCGTCATTAAGGATTCCGCAACTATCATCGCCCCCACCATTTCGTTCGACGATCTCTTTTCTGTCACACTGTAAAGGCAGGTGATTTTATGACCTACAACATCTATGACATCGTCAAGCTTCGCAGCTGGGATGATCTGGCAAAAGAATTTGGCGAAGATAATCAGGGCGATATCAAAATTGGTGAAGTCTGGGCTTTCAGCTCTAACAAACATTGTTATGGCCACCTGGCTACTATTATGGAATATGCCAACTCCATCGATCATGAAACATATGTGATCAAAACCTGGGATGGACACCTTATGATGGTGGATATGGCAGAAATTGATTGTGTTACTGGCACGGTTCAGGCCGAAGCAGTCCACCCCACCCTTACATTCGCAGACCTGTACAGTATGGTCTGATTTATCTTTCAAGAAAGGAAGTTCCTCAATGCTTGTTTATGTAAAAGATAAAGACGCCGGTAAGAATTATATCGTCACTCTGACTCCCGGCACCGGCGATAACCTTCTGCCCGAAGATATCGAGGAAGGCTATGCCGGTTATATCAATTGCGCTGTCGATGAATTTGTTGGTCATGCTGAAGATGACTGTGGTTTTATCTCTGGCGATAGTGATACCTACATGTGCTCCGAAAAAGAGATGGAGCATATCAACAACGGCAATATGAAATACATCATGGAAGATGTCCTCTCCTATCTTTTCTTTGATCATCCGCAGTACGATGGTCTTCCGTCCTCTATAAAATACAAAATTGTCGATGAAACGCTGGAGGATTAACCATGTCTGTCTGCTCTCTGCCCGCCACCGTAGGCCCATGGTTCCTTACCGATGATTCCTGCGCCCAGTATTGCCGTAAAATCACGGATACCGAGTACGAGTTTGTCCAACTCCAGTTGATGGATATGCTCCCGCGCGAAGACTCAGACTACTGCGTCACAAACTCCACGGTCAATGTCGGCTCCATGGATCTTGATAAGATCGAGACTGCCATCTGCGGCTTCTATGATTCCGTCCAGGCTATGGTCGAGTCTTATGGCAAGGATATGTCGGTTGCAGATTATTGCCAGATCATTGCCGAGTGCGCCTTTGAAAATGAAACCGGCGATAACTCCATCTCAGATATTCTGCCGGAAGATAAAGCCCTCGATTTTCTGCTCAACTATATTCGCACTCACTGAAAGGAGTTTTACCCCATGAGCTATTCTCACACGCTTCAAATTTACAGCGACCGCGATTTTCTCCGGTCTTACATCTCCGATGAAACCGCCGCCAATGTGGTCAGTTACATGAACGATAACGATTTCTTCGATTATCTTCATGGTCCTTTGGAATATTACGTTTTTGACGGCCAGAAGTATCCATGGCTGTTCAGTGCCCATCCCTACCCGGATAAGTACGCAAACCGCGTCCTGGAATTCCCTGCCAACAATGATGTTGAGTTCACGATGGAGCCCGACATCCGCGAGATGTCCTATCTTTTCCCGGATCTGATCTTCGAGCTGACCGTCCACTACCTGGACGGAGATGAATATACCAAGCTCTACTACAAAAACGGTAAAGTCAAAACCGCGCCGTGCGAAGTCGAAGTAACCTGCCCAGACTTTGACGATTTGGAATGGGAGGATGCAGAATGCTGAAGAGTAAAAAGGATATTGAAAACGCTATTACATCTGTCGAGAATAACCCTCGGTATAATGCGAGTTTTACTATTGGCTATGTAACCGCCATGAAAGAAGTCCTTGATGCCTGGTGGGTTTTGTATGATGAACAAAGACTTGTCAACGCAATGGAAGATGCTCAAGACCATCTTTGGAATTTTTTGTCCCGTGAAGTATGTCTGACGGATGATGAATGCGATCAGCGCATAGATCATGCCATTGAAGACGGTGCCATCCGCAGAATTGCTCGTTGCTTTCTGAATAACCACGACTGCAACGTTGCAGAAAACGACCAGTATTATAACATCATCTGTAATATGTATTATGACAAAAAACAATTTCACTAATCATTATTAAGGTGATTTTCATGCAAAGAAAAGTAATTGGCTCCTATCCCATCTGCAACACCGCCGGTTTGGTCGTCTATGAAATTGACGAATCCAACGACCGTGTCCTCGTCGGTCTCAATAACAATCCGCCCCGCTGGTACAAGATCCGTGAAGCCTGTGATATGGACACCGGCGAATACATCATTGGTTTCAACTACGGCGGCAGCTTTATTCCGTTCTCCGATGTAATGCGTGTGGATTAAAGAGTGAATTTCGCTGCGCTGATGTTTCCAGCGATTCCTACAAAAGACTGCTGGATGAAGCGGAAACACAGATGCCGAGCGAGGAATTCAAAAAGTTCTGGGAGAGGTACATTTTAGGAGGACTTAACTATGATTTCTCAAAAAATTCTGGATGCTCTGGATGACAATAATTGGAAGCCTTATATCGATACCGAAGATAATTCTATCGAACTTGAATGGTATTCCCCTGCAGGTGAGGATTTTTTACTGTCATTTGATGTAAGGGACGACGACGATTTTCTCTCCCAGCTTTATGATGCCTACATAAATTTTGATACGGAACAGCATGCCGTCGAAAACTACGGTATGCGCGGCGCTCCCGGCTTACGTGTCCTGCTTGACGACGCCGACGCTATCGAAGATGAACTCAAACGACTTTGGTGCGCACTTAGCAAAGTAAAAGAGACAGCATAACCCGCGCCCGTATCATAAAGAGTGGTTTTATGAATTGAGGTGACAACAATGACGAAGGATGATTTGGAGTTTGTACGCTACAATCACGAAGTGAACAAGAACTCATATGACGATCATGCGACCTGCGGATACAATTACGAAGATGGCTATGTGGATGCACTCGATTTTGTGCTGGAGCATTTTGATGAACTCTGTGAAGACGCCCATCAAGACAAACTCATGCGACGTGCTACTGAAGAAGCCAAGTATTACATCCGTGAATACTTCCAAAATAAATACAGATACGATGATAAATGGTCTACAGATGAAATCGAAGATCGTATCCAGTGTGCCATGGATGAAGGCGACACAGAAACGATTGCAAACTCTTTCATCGACAGCGCCGATGACGGCATCCCGAATGATGAATGGTGTAAAACTATCGTGAGAGATTTCTACGACTAAATAGCGATACTACGTTAATTACAAATCAATAAAGTTTATGTTTGATAAAAGGAATCAACTATGGGAATGAGTTATGAATATGCCGGTAGCGCCAGCTATCCGCGCTTTGACGAGGAAGTCTGCGCAGTCGCTGCCGTCTTTGGTGGTGTCAAAACAAAAGACCTGAAACAGCGCGAAAAAGCCGCGCCGAAAGGCACCCTCAACCGGTGGTTTGGGTCCTACATTTCCGATGACACAAACAAACCGCGCTTTATATTTCCAGATGGTACCAACGAAACCATTGCAAAGTGGCTCAACAACATCTACGAACCACGCACAGTCGAGGAAACCAAAGAAATTTGGAAACACATCTGTGTACATCAAGAGATCAAGGATATTTCAAGACAGATTTGGTGTGAGCTTAGAGAACGTTATCTGTGGGATGAAGGCTGGGAAATTTGTCAATGACGGAGGTACAACATGCGATACGTTTTTACTGTCAATGGTTATCGGACTGTCAAACGCTTTATTGCAGAGTGCGCTGCCAAGCGAAAAGAGGTTTTGGATGCTGACATTGATACTGCCGACGAAACCGAACTTCCAACTACGCAAGATATTTTGGATGATGTAAATGAGGGCGTTGGTCTGGATGAAGATAACGAGTATTATAACTGCTGGGGTATCACAGATCATTATAATTCTCATCCGCTCTCGCTGGTCGTTGGCGAAGATATCATTTTAACGGACGAATAAAAAACAAAGCTTCGATTGAGGTGCGGTATGACCTTTAAAACCTTACAACGAATTTATAAGGCTCTTTCTGATGAGCGGGAACGCGCAAACGAATCACTGTGTTTTGCAGAAGAACAAATCACAAGAAATGAAAGGAAAGATATGGTTGTTCCTCCTAAGTGGTTGGACGATCAAAAACGCATTTCAAATGATTGTGACGAGCTTGACCGTGCAATCGAAGAATTTAATTCCCACGACTGGCATTGACGGAGGTGTAACCATGAAAATCACTTTAACTTATAATCAACTCTGGACCATTATTGATGCCTTGGAAGCCAACCGCGAAAACTTCGAGGAATATGCAAGCACACTTGAAGGCGGAGAGGCCAAGTTGGCAAAGCAGCGAGCTAATGCCTGCAGCAAACTGTATGAAAAGCTGCAGAAACTTGTCGCAAAGGAGCATGACGAAGTATGAGACATCTGTATGATTGTCGTGTTTACAACAATAAACGCAAATTTAGCGATACCTACCTTGTCACAGCAGAAGATAAAAATGATGCAATGAAAGAGCTGCTTCAGCGCCTTGACGATGAAACCGATGACGGCTCCAGTGCATATGATCTGCTCGAAATGGTAGAAGTTGAATAAAACGGAGGGGTTCTGCAAATGGAAAATTCCTATACGTCGTCACAAATCCGCAATGTTGTTGCCGCTCTTATCAAAGACAATGACGACAATCTTGAAATTTCTGACCCTGGTTATGATACCGGTTATATTGAAGGGGTCCATGATGGCCTAATCGATCTTCTAAACAAGCTCGGTATTATTCACGACTTCCAATATATGAATGACTGATAAGAGGTTCTGAAAATGATCAACTTTAAAAATGAAATCACCGCCACCGGTTACACAAAGGAGTGATATATCATATGACAAACAGCGATAAGCTCGAATTTATCGGCCAGATCATTGACATCTTCGAAGACTTTCTCGATGAAAAGGGTGTCAAGATCGACAATCCCGACCGCGACATGGATGCCATCGGTGATGCATCCTGCAGTGATACAAACATCTACGGCTGTGATTATGGCGATCTTTCCGACCGTATCGAATCAACCATGACAAACTGGGGCTTTTTCAAGGAGAGTGTATTATGAATACCTACAAAGTTGTCATTTCTGTTTCCACGACTGTCTACATTGATGCTGAGAGCGCTGATGATGCCATCGAAAAGGTAAGTCAGGCATTGAATAATGGTGATGCAAACATGAGCGCTGATGTTGCCAGTAACATTGGTTATTCCATGCGAAACGGCCACTATGAGGTGACGGATGCCATTCCGATGGATGAGTGAGGAGGAATCATAATGGATCTCCTTGCCCTGATTGAAACAAAACAACCACTTTTCGCCGCATTGATGCTGTAATACCACCACCAAGGGTGAGATATAAAAATTGAATATTGTATCCGCTCTTGTGCGCTGCCAAGAAAGGATACATACAATGAAAAATGATCGTGTCATAGAACAGATTTTTATCTCTCACCCGCAAGGCAAAATGAACGGCATTCCGACCATCACCACCAGTATGCTCTGCAACCCCATTTGCGAACAGCGTGCCAAGGATGAAGCCAGCGTATGCGCACACTGCTATGCCAAACGTGGCCTGGCCATCTATCCCGCCGCACGAAACCGCTATGCAGAAAACACCAAGATCCTTTCCAGTCATGACCTTGAGGTTTACGAGCTGCCCGTCCTGAATAGCCGCATTGCCCGGTTTGAAAGCCATGGCGACCTTGTCAATGTGACCCACGCCAAGAACTACATTCGCATTGCCAGGGCGAATCCGTGGTGTACGATCGCTCTCTGGACGAAAAACGCAGCCTTTATGGATAAGGCCATTAAGGAGCTTGGCAAGCCGGACAATCTGATTTGCGTATACAGCTCCGACCACCTCAATCAGGTCTCGCAGGATTTCTCCAACTACAGCTGGATCGATAAGGTATTCACCGTCTACGATAAGGCGTACAGCAAGCAGCACAATGTCGAAATCAACTGCGGTGCCCGCAACTGCCTGACATGTCATAAATGCTACGAGCACAACAGCATCTTTTTCGTAAACGAAACGCTTAAATAAAGAGGCTCTGTACCATGTTAAAGAATTACAGCTAATGTCAAGTCAATATCACACTGGAATAAAAGAGGCGAACATTATGAATACCAACGTAAATCTAAATCTTGATCCCGTAGCTTTCTATCAGCAGAAGGTGCTTCTGTTTGATCTGCGCGATAAATTCTATGATACATACGGCGAATCCTGCCAAGACCTGCTTGAAATGATCGATGGCGCTATCGCTATCTTTGATGAAATCGGGGACCAAGCCGAAGACCAGGGTGAATTTACCTACCCGTATGGCAGAGATGACGGCAGTGGTTTTGAAGATGAACGCTATAACGATGTTCTTAAAAAGCTGATTGCCGGTAAACCGCTGAATGAACCCATGTCCACCACTAGCTCCCAGATCGTGGACGCCACCTTTACCTCCAACTGGGACGACGGCTCCTATTTCGATGCCCCATGCAAGGTAGACCTGTTCACCCACCGGGTATTCAACATCGGCTGCGCAGGCTGCCCCGGCGAGGACGCCCAGCTCGAAAATGAAACAGTCACCATTGATGGCGGGACCTATCCATGCATCAATGCCGATGACATCATTGATTGGGACGACAAAGAAGAGACCTCCGTCTTCACCGATAATGCCTATTGGTACGGCGATAAGAACCCGCTCTATGGATGCCTTAGTAAAAAGGAGGACTAACCATGATTCCCTTTACATTCAAAGATTTCAAACAACTCGTCAATGGTCTGCCAAGTAAGGGCGAGACCATCGCTATGACGGTTGGCGGCCAACTGATCGACCGTGTCATTTGCACCAAAGAGGATGACGGCTGGCATATCGACCTGCATCCTGTACAGGAGGAATAACTATGGATTCTGTCGTCTCCCTCTCATTCTCCAACCAGTTCCTGTCCGCCAATAACGCCGAAGAACAAGACCGTCTCAAATTCTACGATTCCGACGGCGAGTATATCGATTACATTTCACTGGACAAGTTTGGCCCGCCGTTTGAAGAAGTCGGCAATCTCTTGGGCCAGCTGTTCCTCACCAATGAGTTTTACGGTCTTACCGATGTTGATATGGCCGAGCTGCTCGCCCAGTATTTCCACGATATCGATGATATTATCTACACCCCTGATTTTGAAGAGCTGTATAAAATCTATAGCGAGGATTACATCAACCGCATCGGCAGCTGCGCTCTTATTATTAAGGAATGAAAGGATGATCCTTATGAACGACACCCCGTGGTATGTGCTTACCTGTCCTGACTGTGGCCGTAAGCAGATCTATGTTGGCACCGGTCTTTATCAGCGGCCAAACTGTATCGACTGTGACCATGAACTTGTTCCGTTTACCAATCAGAGCACCGCGCAAAAGCTGGCCGTTATTGCTCGTATTCCAAAGCTGCAAGAGGAACTTGGCTCTCGTATTTCCGACACCATGTACGAGGATTCTGTTGCCGAGGAAACATTGGGACGCGCTGTGGCCGATGCTGGTTATGCAGCCATAATGGATGCGGGACACAACAGCGGCATTGCAGCGGCCAATATGTTCGCAGCCATTGTCAATATGGATCTGGATGATCTGATCGATACCATGCAGCCTGTGCCTGAAAGGATATGATGAATCATAAGAAATACATTAGATAACGAAGCCAAAAATACCTATCGCCGCAATAATTACCGGCAAACCCAAGGGTATGAGCCCCGCGGCTGGACCGCGCATGAAATCACACAGGTTCTTTCCCATACCATTCCAGACCGCGAACTGTCCGCAAAACTAAACCGCAGCGTACAAGCCATCCAAATCATGCGCTGTCGTGCTAAAAAAATTTAATAGGAGTGATCTTATGTTAGGTGCAACTGCTTTTCTGTTAGGTGTTGCTGGCCTGTTTGGCTCTGCCGCCATGATGGGTGCTGAGAATCGTAGTAACTCCGGCGGAGGCTACGGTATTCCCAGCGAGACCGATAATGATGTTTCCGCTCAGGTGCGTGCTGTGCGCCGCAAATGGTCTGGCACTTACAATAACCAACGCGGCGAGTGGTACAACCAGCTTGGCACCGAGGGCATGTGGCCGGAGCAACGCAAAAAGATCTGGTGGCAGCATGTTTACGAGGACGAAGGTGTTCCCGTATCGGAGGGATACCTCAACCATATCAGCGGCTGGGATTTCCGGTACTCCTGCGAGTATGGCAGGCTTGCCGAGATGAAACGGCGGCGCAGATAAGGAGGTTTTAAAATGAGAACGATTACACAAACCCACACCGGCAAAATCATTTCCGATACAGATCTTTGCCTTGAGTATCTCTATGTCGGTGATTATGGCAAAGAAAACAATATCAAAGCCGATTTTCTCGGCTACACCAAACGTATCGAAAAAGTCGAGCATAAGCCGGTCAATATCAAAGAGAAACTGGTCGTCACAGTCTCCAGTCAGAAGGGCTGCCCGATGAATTGCAATTTCTGCGATTGCCCCAAGCTCGGGTTCCACGGCAATGCCACCACGGCCGAGCTTTTGTCCGAGATCATGTCCGCCATCTCTCTGTCAGGTATCCATAACGGCGCCAGATTGAATGTTCACTACGCCCGTATGGGTGAACCGACTTTCAATCCCAACGTCATCACGTCCGCCAGGCTCATTGCACGGATGCTGCAAGACCGTAATTCCGACATCAAATTCGATACCTATCATCCTGTGGTTTCTACCATGATGCCAAAGGCAAATAAAAACCTTAAAGAGTTCCTGCACCAATGGGTCAGCACCGGCGCTGTTTATGGCGGAGAGGATGGCTTCGGCCTGCAGTTCTCCATCAATACATTGGATGAAGCCGCCCGCAATGAAATGTTCCGCGGCCACTCTCTTTCTTTGCAGGAGATCAGCAACATTATCAAAGAATTGCCCGCCCCTAAAAAACGTAAATACACCCTTAACTTCGCCGTCACGTCCCAGAACAATCTCGATGTGGATCTGATGAATAAATACTTCGATAAAGAAAAGTGTATTGTCAAGATCACCCCCATCCACGAAACGGTCGAGGCCGTCAGCGAAGGTTATGAAATCGTTACCGATTTTGATGTTTACGAAAAGTTCGAGCAGCCACTCGTCAAAGACGGTTGGGACGTCATCGTGTTTGTTCCCAGTAAAGAAGAGGACGCAGACCGCATCACCTGCGGCAACTCCCTGATCGCTCTCGCCAATCAGTAAGGAGGCCCACAATGAAAAAGACAATACACCATATCACATCGCTTGCACTCGTCATCGTCCTGGCGGCATCACTTTCTTCCTGCGCCAACGTAGAAAGCGGCGTCCATGATATGAATGGCAGCATCACAGGCCATACATATAATTGCCAGTTCTATACCAATGACGGCGAAGAATTCATGGATGTCGCCGGCTCAAAAATTGATATGAACGCCAACGTCGTTAAGGAATACACCTACACCAGTGATGGCGGCTGGGGCGTTACAAAAACGATGTCGTCCGTCGTTACCATTACGGTAGATGGTAAACAGATCAATAACTGCGGCTCCACCGTTATTTTTGCCGAGGAAGGCTTGGAGCCTGATGTTGACTTTCAGGTTCAGGATATTCACAGCACGACCGATGGCAGTCTGGGTGAGAACCCTATTATTGCTAAAACCGTCAATTCTTATAAAAACGCTTTCGGTAAGCCCGTTGTTGTCGTTATCCAAAGCCAGCTCGGTGATCCCATCTGCGCTTACAGCGGCGAGAATGTCTATTGGGAAGTCTGTCAAAATCTGCCCAAGACAACCAAACTCATGATCGACGGCCGTGCGCTCTATATCCACCGCGCCAATTTCCAAACCATCGACAAAGCATTACTCGATTGATAAGGAGGTTCTATGACCCAAGACGAATTTTATGACCTTATCCTATCCCCTGCTTATGATTTCTTGCGCACCGATCCACACCTGGGCGAAAACATTATGTTCCTAACGCTCGGCGGCAGCCACGCCTATGGCACCAATGTCGAAGGTTCGGATGTGGATATCCGCGGCTGTGCTATGAACTCCCCGCAGGATATTCTCGGTTTCTCTAATTTCGAGCAGCGTGTTGATACTGGCACCGACACTACGATCTTCGGTTTCAATAAGCTCGTCAGTCTACTGCTCTCTTGTAATCCCAACACGATCGAACTTCTCGGCAATAAACCGGACCAGTATTTTTATATCACTCCGGCGGGCCAGATGCTTATTGAAAATAGAAAACTATTTCTCTCTCAAACAGCCGTCCACGCTTTTGGCGGTTATGCCAATCAGCAGCTGCGCCGCCTGCAAAATGCCCTGGCACATGACCACTATCACCAGGATGAAAAAGAGCGCCATATCCTAGGCACCTGCAAATCTGTCTTTGAAAACTTTCGTTTGCAGCACGCCGATATCCCTGGTGATTCCGTTCACCTATATATTGACAAAGGCGTAACAGAGGGCATGGAGACAGAAATCTTCATTGACTGCGACCTTAAACATTATCCACTCCGCAGCTTTAAGGAAATGAATTCTGATCTCGGCACGGTCATCGGCCAGTACGCCAAGCTCGGAAAGCGCAACAGCAAAAAGGATGATCTGCATCTGAATAAGCACGCCATGCACCTGGTCCGGCTTTATCTCATGTGCTTTGATATTCTTGAAAAAGGCGAGATCAACACCTACCGCGAAAACGACCGCGATTTCCTCTTGGAGATCCGCGCCGGTAAGTTCCAAAAGCCGGACGGCACTTACTACCAGGAGTTTTTCGATCTCATCGATCAGTATGAAAAGCGCCTGCAATATGACAAGGTCAACACTATGCTCCCCAAAACCCCGGATTATAAACGGGTAGAAGAACTCGTTATGGAGGTAAACTACCATGCCTGTACTACAAGATATCCCCCTGCCGCATGATCTTGTTACCCTTGTCCTCCAGTTAGAAGGTGCCGGTTATAAAACCTACCTTGTTGGTGGCTGTATGCGGGACATTCTATTCGATGAAACACCGCACGATTATGATGTTGTCACCCAGGCTGACCCAACCACGGTAAAATCTCTCTTCTCTCCTACCATTGATACCGGCATCAAGCATGGCACTGTTACAGTTATCATGCCGGACGGCCAGTACGAAGTCACAACCATGCGTAAAGACGGCATTTACAAAGACCACCGCCATCCGGATACGGTCGAGTTTGTCGATGATATCACAGAAGATCTCGCCCGCCGTGATTTCACCATGAATACTATCGCCGGCAGAATTTTACCGGATTATGATGCATCCCAAGAAGGCACTTACACGATCGGGATCGTCGACCCTTTTCAAGGCTATGCGGATTTGTGCGGCAATTTCATCAAATGCGTTGGCGACCCTAACAAACGCTTTCAGGAGGACCCTCTGCGTATCTTACGTGCTCTGCGCTTTGCCGTCAGCTATGATTTAACGATCGATGTACAAACCGAGGCAGCAATTCATGCGAATGTTCAGATGCTTAACGGTCTTTCCGCCGAACGTGTACAGTCCGAACTTCGCAAAATCTTCACCTCCAGCTATGAGCACGATGATTTCAGTCTGCTTCTTTTCGATTATATCGACGTACTGGAAGAAATTATCCCGGAACTTTATCTCAGTCGTGATTTTCAGCAGCACAGTCCCTATCATATCTACACCGTGCAAGATCATATCCTAAAGTCTGTCGTGGAACTGAAGAACGTCACCCAAAAACTTCCCGAGTTTACCGCTGCTATCCACGCTCACTGGTTCGAGCTCTGCATAACGATGCTTTTGCATGATATTGCCAAACCAGTATGCTATACGGTCGATGATGGCGGCACCGGCCACTTTTACGGCCATGCTGAAAAAAGTGCCGAACTTGCCGATGACATTCTTCGTCGCCTCAAGTTTTCTAACGCGGAACGGGAACGAATTGTCCTGCTCATCAAAAACCACGACCGCCAATTTGAACCCACCGTCCGCTGTGCCAATCGTCTGCTGGCCGCTCTTGGTCCTATCAACGTCCAGCTGCTTATGGCTGTCCGTTTTGCCGATCTCTACGCCCACGGTGTCGATTATACCAAGTTTGGCACTATGAACGCTATGCGCAAGGCCGAAATCACATACCTGTATCTAGCTATCGCAATTTTCGAGGGGCGCAAGCTCTCCATCCAGGACCTGCACATCAATGGTCATGATCTTATGGAGATGGGCTATCGTCCCGGTCCTTTGTTCGGCCAATGCTTTAACCATCTTCTGCAATGCGTAGTAGATGGCAAGTTCCAAAATGATCCCTGTCTCCTGCGCCGAAACGCAGAACTTTTTATGCAGGAGCACAATGCTCCCCTATTATAATAAGGAAGGTCTATTATGAATAACGATCGTCGTAAGCAGCTCAAGTCCGTCGCAAAACGGCTAGGCACTATTGCCGACGCACTCGAAGAACAGCAGATCCTGCTCGAACAAATCTATGATGATGAATCCGAAGCCTTTGATAACATGCCGGAATCTTTGCAGCAGTCTGACCGTGGCATCGAAATGGAAGAAGGAATCGGCACGCTGGAAGAACAAAAGGATGACCTTGCCAACATGGTCGACGATCTGCGCGAAATGATCTCCGCACTTCAGGACTTCTGATCTTCGTCCAGCCCAAGCAACCAATCCGCCGTAACGTTCATAGCCAGTGCCAGTGCTACTACGGCATCCAGGCTGGGTGATGTCTCCCCTCTTTCCCATCCTTGCAGCGCCCGCAAACTAAACCCGGTCAAGGCAGCCATCTGCTTCTGGTTGATTCCGCGGTTTGTCCGCCATAATTTGATTTTGCTTCCAACATTTACCATACTACATGCCTCCGTTCAAATCTCAGTAGGAGCAACCAATTGCTACCGGTTCCCTATTGCAATCTGGAAATGATTGGTGTATACTAGATTCAAAACACAACAGTTGGTTGTATCGTTGTTGCTGGTTGTTACCAGGATGAGGGGCCTGGCAGCGGGTGCTTTCTTTACATAACAGTATTATACAATATAGTGTGTCCTATAATTCGGACATCCAGGCAAAGAGGAGGAGAAATTTCATGCCGCAATCTAAAACCATCACGCTTCAGGAGCTTGCCAGTATCTTTCGCCAGTACAATGCGATCAGCGTACATCATTATAGCCCTGATGGGCGAACTGGCCTGACGATCCGTTTTAACAGCGCTTCTCTTTCCCTTTATAAATCAGGCGGAACCGTAAAACAGTTGGATCTTGTAAACGATACCGCTTCTTTTTGTATCGAGGGCCCTGCTGTTAAGGTTGAATATGAGCTTGGCTCCACCCCCTCTTGCGTGGCACTTCAAGTGCTGTCCCATGGCATGGCGTTCCGCATTACCATGGCATAAATTTTTTTCAAAAAGCTATTGACGTGCCGTTAAAACTATGCTATACTATAGCTACAGTAAGAAAAAACAAAGCAAGCACCCAAAATCCTACTGAATATCCTTTAAGGAGGAATTTAAACCTATGTTTACACCCGGCACTTCGATCCCTAAATTGGGAGAGATCCGGCTGGGGTACGTCGAACAGGGCACCCCCAGCCCGACTCACAAGTATGTTGGTCTTCACCCATATCTGGTCATCAGCAACAATCGCTACAACCGCTTCTCCGGCCAGTGCGAGGTGATTCCTTTCACAACAAAGCGCTTTGGCCGCCGCAATCCTGCTCACGTAGATTTTGCCGCGGCAGAAGTAGATGGCCTTATCTATGATTCCACCCTGGTCGTGGAAAGTCGCGATGTGCTGCTGCATTCTCAATTGTCTGAGCCGATTGGCTATTTCACAAACGAAAATTGGCAGCGTGTCATCCCGGCTATCCTCGCACAAAATCCTTTCATGATCATTTCTAATATGCCGGCTCCACAGTCTGAGCAAGTAGCGATTCCCTGCTAAGGGCTTGAAAAGCCCACCTACATAGTGTAAAATAATACTATAGAAAGGTGGGCCTACTATGGCAACTCAAAACGATTCCGCGCATATTTCCTATATCGATCAATATAATAAGACCACCACCATTGCAACTAAAAAATATATCAATAAAGTAATTGCTCTTTTTGAAAAGCAGGTCCAGTGCCCATTTCAAGATCTCACACCTTCCCAGGTCGAGCAATGTCTGGAACAATATTTTTCCTATTCTGCTATTGTAAAAGAAACAAATTCAGAGAAATACCGTTCCTTGATTTATTATATGAACTCCATGCGTCAGTATCTTGATTGGCTCTCTTCTTCCGGTTATGTGCCTAACGCTGTCTGCAATCAGCATCCACTACAAGATATCTATTTCAGAACAAAAATGCTCCGCGATGGCAATGCTACCAAAAAGCCAGTAATCGGCAATAAGTTGGTTTTCCAATCAGATGAAGATTATCGTCATTCCATGTTCTTTTCTGAGCAGGAATTTAAAGATTTCTGTTTCGCGGTATTCCCCAATGATACGTATATTCACCTGGCGGCAAGCCTTGTCTTGCTGTGGATCGGTTTCTCACGTAATGAAATCGAGAATATGACTCATAAGGATTTTCACGATAAGACAGAAAACAGCCCCGCGTATATCCAGTATAATGGTCATAGCATCAGTATCACGGATGCAGATTTCTTACGCACAATAAAACTGGCCATTGTGTCAGATACTTGTAACGGTCTCTATAAATCTCCGCGTAACGATGGCACTTATACTCCCACTGTGTTAAGATATTGCGACGATGAAACCGACTACATTCTTCGCCGCGTCGTAAAAGCAAGAAGTAATATCAAGTCGGATCGTGCAGAGAACAAAGCTAAAAATGGAACACGTCTTGAATATCTGCATACGTTTAGCCGTAATATGAAACCCCATCAGGAAAGATTGCCGTCGGATTCTCCGTTCCGCAGCAAAACACTTACCCCTGAAACCATCATGTTAAGCGGGATATTCTATCGTTTAAAAAAAGAGAATCTTCCGCCTGAAGAGGCAAAGGCAATTGCAGATTCCTACGTTTCCACTTGCAATAAACGCCTTTGCACTATCAACTATTATCGTTGGTGTGAAATCAGCGATCAATAAAAAATACCCCGGTCATACAGGCCGGGATATTTAAGCCGTCAAGAATTAACGGCACATAAACATAAACCATAAAATTTCAAACTTCAAGGAGGTCCTTCCCATGTCCACTACCGAAACCATGACCATCCACCGCGCCCTTGTCGAACTCAAAACCATTGATAAGCGCATCGGCAAGGCCATTGGTGAAGCCAACTTCTGCATGAGCGCCAAGATGAATGCCAAAAAGCTGCTCGGTCAGCCCACAGAAGAGTTCACCGCAAAGGCAGTCTCCGCCTACGATAAAATCAGTGAGCTGATCCATCGCCGCAACGCCATTAAAATGGCCATCCCCGTATCCAACGCCACCACCAAGATCCAGGTCGGCGATAAAACCATGACCGTGGCCGAGGCTATCGTCATGAAACAGGTTGGCTACCAGCCGTATAAAGACCTGCTCAACCAGCTGCGCTACCAGTACAGCAACGCCGTATCGGAAGTCGAGGATGAAAACGCCACGCTGGATAAGCGCACGGATTCCTATATCGCATCTCTGTACGGCGGCGATAAGGCGGCCAAGGCGGCCGATCCCAAAGAGGTCGAAGCTGCCCGCGAAGCCTACGTCAAGGCCAATACCTACGAGGTTTTCGATGGCCTGAAGCAGAATAAGCAGACGATCTCGTCCCGCATCGAGGAGTTGGAGACTATGGTAACCACCTTCCAGAACGATCTGGATGCTGCTCTGTCTGTCTCCAACGCCACCACAACCATCACCATCGAATACTGATATCCTTCCGAGCTTAACACTCGTTATTAAATAGATCTTGCCTGTATATCGAAAGCGATAAATCACAGCCGCTCCGTCCCCTTGGGGTTCAGGACTGAGTTGAAACACGAAACTGGAACTCTGCCATATCATTAAAATTATGATTGATGAAAAGTAGGTCTTCGTTGTCATTATTGATCGTGCCGCGGATACTTGCGAGGCCCGCAGCCCAACGAAGACAATTGATGGGAAAGCTAACAGCTCAACGCTAACAGCTTAACGCTCAAGATTCAAAGTTTATTTTTCGTCAACGCTTAATGATTACGGTTCACACGCTCAATGCTTCTTAAAAATCCTTGGTACAAGGTCATATGTCCGGCTGTGCGACAGTTCGCTGTCCTCAAGGCTGGTATATGGGCAACATGCGAAGGCGGTAGCATGTAAAAATAATCCGCCCTATTATGCGGCTGTCGTACAACGGCCAGTATACCAGCCTTCCAAGCTGGGGACGGGGGTTCGACGCCCCTCAGCCGCTCCAACGGAATGAATCTTACCAACAGCGCACAGCAGCGCCACAGGATTCTTTGTAGTTTCTGGTTTCTATCACGGTTCAAAGGCTGCCATGGCCTAGGTTGTCCAGTGGGTCGGTCACTACTTTGATAGAGTAATTGAAAATTGATAGGGCAGCTGCTTCCAGACAAAGAATTCCCGAGTCCTAGCGCCACACTCAGGTCATATCCGAGTGTTCAAATTTGTCACCCAGACCACGCGCCACACCCATTGCATTATACATACCAATCGCGGGCTGTCTGGTCAAGATTCATTCCGCACCATTGCCCTGGTTCTATAGCAGGCCGATCACCTGCCGAAAGCCGGAATCAGGGCAAAACGGAATCCAGCCGCTTCGGATGATGAACTGTTTCGGTGTCTATTTATTAGATATCGCCCAGTGAAATCCGCATGAATTCAGGTTCCGTTACTGCGAGATGCCCACGGCAAAGGCACGATTCGCCTTGTTCAGATCTAGGTCTCGCACAAACCGGGGCTGGCCGTAAAGGTCCAGGTCCCACCAGAAGGCCGGGGACAGTGCCCCGCCAAGATTGAAAGCGTGTGCCTGCAGATAACCGGCAGGTGCCAAAGGTTTCACCACTCGCATGTGGTCTGCTGTAGAGTCTGTAAACATTGGCAGATAAACCAACACCTAGGATAGTTCGCCACTATCGGAATCCTGGCTATAGAAATGGGAGCCAAGAAGAGAACACTTTCAATTCAATTCAGAGAGAGCTTGCCGCTTCGTCTAATCCCAAGGTAGGATACCTGATAGTTAATCAGGAGATGCAGGTTCGAGTCCTTCAGGGGTGGGTTCTCTCTTATCATCGAGTAGTAGTTCAGCTGGTAGAACGCTTGCCCTGGGAGCAAGAGGCCGTCGGGTCAGAACCGACCTACTCGACCAAAATGAATGAGTCAAAAATCATAATATCATCCTACATATTAGAAGGTGTTCAATTATTAAAAAGTCGAATCATATTGGTGAGCATTGTGGCCCGTATGAAATCATAGGGGAGGAAAAACGAAATGGGATTACTTACTATATTGGCAGATGTACTCATTGTGGATTTGAAACTGTGCGAAGAATAAGTAGTTTCCATGAAACAAAAGTTGATGAATGTCGTCATTACGATCGTTTCGGATTTCCAACATTTCATACCAATAAAAATGCAACATCAAACCCACGTCTTATTAAAGCTTTTTTAGGAATGAAAAGCCGATGTTACGACACTTCTGCATCTGCTTACAAATTCTATGGTGCAAAAGGTATTAAAATTTGTGACGAATGGCTTTATCATCCAGATAAATTCGTCTCCTGGTCATTGCAAAATGGCTATAAAGACGGCCTATCTATTGATCGCATTGATTCTTCCAAAGATTACTGCCCAGATAATTGTCGCTGGATTCCAACAAAACTGAATTCAAGGCATAAATCAACAACTAATTATTACACAGTCTCTGTCACAGGACGAGAAGCCGCCAAAATTATGGGTGTCGGTACCAATTATGTTAATACCTATGCGAGAGAACATGGACATGAAGAAACACAAAAAATGATCGATACATATATGTCCACACACGTTTTAGACAAACGCTCTTAATAATATATACAGGACCTCGTATTAGAGGCAATCATGGGCCATTAGTTCAGTTGGTAGAACCCTTGCCTCATAAGCGAGTAGTCGGGGGATCGTAGCCCTCATGGCCCATCCGGGTTTCCGAAACGGCATACCGTCGTAGCAGACAATCCCTTACCAAGGGCGGCCTTTTATGGCGTAAGACACAAAACGAGCAAACGATTTTTGCGGCACAGGAAACCCATTTTTATAGTGAACCATAGCTTAACAGGTAAGAGCAACGGGCTTTGACCCCGTTTGTGGCTGTTCGAGCCAGCCTGGTTCATCCAGAGGTCGGGTAGCGCCCGAACGATGTGAGAGCGTATGGCATGCCTCACCCAGAATGACAATGCCAGCTGAAAACTATCGGAATGGATGGTACGTAACGTCTGTTCGTGAAAGAGACCATGACTCTCAAGTAGACGATAGATAATCTAAGCGGGAAGCCTACCATGTTCCCGTGGCGCAATTGGCAGACGCGGCAGATTTAGGTTCTGTTATTTGTGGATTCGACTTCCACCGGGAACACTCAGCAATAATGGCTAACGGCAGTTGCGTCATGAAAATGACAGGACGGGTCGGGGTTGGCATCGAAAGGCCAACAGGTAGTGCAGCGGAAGGTAAGAAAACCGTCACGCGAAACTAAGTCGGGAAAACCGAATGATACGCAAGGGATACTTCCCATCATAAGATGGTCTGACGCAGGACTCCAAGGGGCGGGTAACGACCGCAGGACGTGCGTCTATAAAGTCACTGTGAAACTCAGTCATAGCTACCACATTATTGCTTTTATCATGCTGGATTAGTTCATTTGGTAGAACCCCGGTTTTGTACTCCGGCAAGGCGGGATCGTAGCCTGCATCCAGCACCAGGATGATTCGTCATCCATATTTCTCCGTCCGCTTCGGCAGACAGCAAATGGCGTAGTACATAGTGGTCGGCAGCCACGATGTGTCACCCTTTGTGGGGAACCATCTAAGCCCGGCAAAACGAACTCAGGTCATATCCGAGTTAATGAATTTGTTACCAAATGCAAACCTAAAAAGCTCGCTCAGGGATGGGCAGCTCGCTTTTGTACGCCAATCAAAAAAATAATTTTAAAGGAGTGATTTATCTTGGACTCATCCGCAGCAGATTCCCTGTCCCAAACCGTTCAGCTGTTTCAAAATCTCGACATGCGCTATCAGGTCAACGTGGCCGGTGTCAAAGAGCAAGACCTCATTACCCAGGATTTATTACATAGGCTTGAGCTTGAATCTCTGGACGCTGTCGAAATGGTCAAGCTGGCCAAGCAGCTCAAGGAGTGCCGCGCCACCCGCCGTATAATGAAAGATGAAATCGAACGGATGCAGCCCATCAAGGATTATCTGCAGGATGTCGATAATGTCAAGGCCGTCCGCGAACTGTCCGAGCTGGTCGGCAAGCTCCGCAAGATCAATAAAGCCCAACACAACCGGCGCTATTATCCGCGTGTTCTGTGAGGTGTCCAAAGGCAATCCACCAACTGTCTGCCGCCCTCGGCCGTATACGCATCGTATCAGACATGCAACCCAAGCGCGTTTATCACCCAAGAGTTTTAACAGGAGACACAAGATGATTTAGTCCTTGCGCAAAACAATCGTTACATTAAACATTTTTAAAAGGAGACCGCTTATGGCTATCATGTCATTCCACTCATTTCACCACAAATTCATGGCTCATTTTGATTCCATGACCAAGGACGCCGCCGCCCTTTACCGTGTCGATTTCGACCCGGATGAACTTTGGAACCTTTATCTCGATTCCTTCCCCGCCGGTACAAACCCCGTCTATCGTGTCCGGCGCGAATTTGACTGCTCCTACTGCCGTCATTTCATTAAAACGATGGGCGGTGTGGTCGCTATTCGTGATAACCGAATCGAAACCATCTGGGACTTTGACACCACCTCGCCGGAATGTTATCAGCCCGTTGTCGATGCCCTCTCCGTCTATGTCAAGTCTAAGCCTATCAAGGATGTTTTCCTGACTCATGAGTCTACCGTCGGCACCGCCAGCAGCTATGAGCGGGATGAAAACGGCAACAAGGTTCTGACATGGAATCATTTCTTCGTCAACACGCCGCGCTGCGCTTACACCACCCGCGACATCAACTCAGAGACCGCCCGTATCCGGGATGACCGCAATGTATTCCTGCGCTCCATGAGTGAACTGACGCTCGACGCTACGCAGACCGTGCTGGAACTCATTGCACAGAACAGCCTCTACCGTGGTGCCGAGTGGAAGTCCCAGCTGGAACAGCTTGCCTCCTATCAGGAAAAGTACAACGCTATGACCGCAGGACAGAAAGAGTTGCAGTCGTGGGTCGATGTCATCAATATGAACCCCGCTCTCGCCCGCATCCGCAACACCAGCATCGGCACACTGCTCATTGACTTGTCGGACGGCAAGGATGTCAACGCCGCTGTAACTGCTTATGAGCGCGTGGTCGCCCCTGCCAACTATAAGCGTCCCAAGGCTATCTTCACAAAACGAATGCTTGAGGATGCCAAGAAAACCGTCACAGAACTCGGTTATATGGATTCCCTGCCACGCCGCTTTGCCCGTCTCGATGATATCAGCGTCAACAATATTCTCTTTGCCAACCGCGATGCCGTCATGCGTATGAACGGTGCAGCCGCAGACCCATTTGCCGCTATGGAACAGCAGGTTGCCATTGATCCAAAACGATTCTCCCATGTAGAGGAGATCGGTATTGATAAATTCATCTCGGATGTCCTGCCCATCGCCAGGGAGCTGGAGTTGTTCATGGAAAACCGCTTTTCCAAGAACATGGTCTCGCTGACCGCCCCTGTCAATCCCGACGCCAAAACGATGTTCAAATGGAATAACGCTTTCGCATGGGCCTACATGGGCAATCTGGCTGATTCCGATATCCGCGAGAATGTCAAGCGTGCAGGCGGCAAGGTCGATGGCGTGCTCCGCTTCTCCATCCAGTGGAACGATGAACCTGATGACTGGGACCGTTCGGATGAAGATGCACACTGTAGCACACCTATTGATCATATCTGGTATGCCAATCGCCGTAGTTCTACCGGCGGCAATCTGGATGTTGATATTACGCACCCCAGCAAGAATGTTCCTGCCGTTGAAAATATCACCTGGCCCATGCTGCAGAAGATGGCCGATGGTGATTATAAATTCTATGTCCATTGCTTTGCCAGCCGCGACGGAAACAACGGCTTTATCGCTGAGATCGAAGCCAGCGGTGAGGTCCATCAGTATGAATACCTCCGCCCGATTTCTACCGGCACGAATGTCCCTGTGGCCACCGTCACTCTCAAGGACGGCAAGTTCACCATCAAGGACGAACTCAAGTCCGCCATCTCCAGCCGCAATATTTGGAACATCAGCACGAATCAGTTTGTCCCCGTCAGCGTTGCCATGTACTCCCCCAACTATTGGGATGAACAGACTGGTATCGGCAATCGCCACTATTTCTTCATGCTCAAGGACTGTCAGAACCCGGACAAGCTCAACGGCTTCTACAATGAATTTATCAAGCAGGAGCTGCTGACTCACAAGCGCGTCTTTGAAGCTCTCGGCTCTCAGATGGCTGTACGGCCTGTCGATGACCAGCTCTCCGGCGTAGGCTTCTCCTCCACCCGTCACGATTCCTTTATCGTCAAAGTTAAAGGCCAGACCGAGCGCGTGCTCAAGGTCGTAATTTAAACCGCAGAAAGAGGTAACTACTATGGAACTGTTTGAAATCGCAACCCGCAATAAGTACCGTTTCCCATTCAAGGGCTGGATCAGCACTGAGGATCTTTGGGCTCTGAGCGTTCAGAACCTTGACAGCATCTTTAAGACCCTTAATAAAGAACTCAAGACCACTGGCGAGGAATCCCTGCTTGGCACCAAGACCACTGAGCAGAATGAACTTTCCAATAAGATCGAGATCGTCAAGCATATCGTCTCCGTCAAGCTGGCGGATAAGGCTAAGGCCCAGACCGCCCGTGAGAATGCCGAGCGCCGCCAGCAGTTGCTCGAAGTCCTCGCTAAGAAACAGAATCAGGCACTCTATGATATGTCGGAGGCAGAGATTCAGGCGCAGCTGGCCGCTCTGGACGCAGAATGAGCCGTCTGCACGCCAACTATTACTCCTGCGGCAAGTACCAGTTTGCAACATCAGCGCCTGCGGACGAATCCGTTTTGTACAGCAATGGCCGTTACAAGACCAAGCTGACAGTTCATGATATGCCGCCATGGTATCTGAGAGGATCATATTACGGCTATAAGGACGGCTTTCTCTGCGCTAAAGGGATCGAGGAACTATGTTATAGTCCCAACCTGTTTACCAATCATATGTTCAAGGATGATTTTCTGTTTATTCGCTATAAGGGCGTAAAGCCGTTCCCAGCCTCTGACGATGATAACTTCTGCCCTATCCCCTACAACGAGTATATCTGGGGCTGGAATATCCCGCGTTTCCTGATCTGGACTGAGAAATATTCCGGCTATGATACGTCCGAGATCAAGCAGCAGATCCGGGCTAAGCAGGATTGGTTTCGCCTTACCTATCCCGATGATTATGCCCGCGAGGTATTTGACCGCGATATCGTCACCTGGATGGATGAATGTCTCGCCCTGGATATTGATTTGAACAGGTGATACACATGGATGATTTTCTAAACACAGGCAAGTCCGCAACCGAAATCGCTATCGAGGTTTGTAATAAGCTGCATATTGATTACGAACTGAAAGGCGGCGAGGCTACCATTCGTGGTGTCCCCATTCGTCCAGGGGAATTGATGCAGCTATTCCCGCCGCAACAAGATAACGAATAACCCATAACTTATACACCCTATCACACTGCCGAAACCCGGTTTTTCGGTAGGGTGTATTTCTTATACCCATTTTTCAGCCAATCCCAGGGCACTGTGCGCAAATGTCCTGTTTTTAATAGATTATATGAGGTAAATCGCAATGAAAAAATCCGCACATAAAAAATGTAGAGATGGCAAAGCATGGGATTTCGAGTGGCAGTTGGCAGAGTGTCGGTGGTATGGTCTTATTGCAAATTCAAAGCGTAAGAAATGGATAAAAGACTCGCTCACCCGCAATTATCGCAGAAAGCAAAAGCGAGAGAAATTCGATACCGAGGTGGACGATGAAACCTAAAATCAAGACCGTTCTGCCGCTTGCCCTGGTTCTTATTCTCTGGCAGCTCGCTTCCATGGCCGTCTCTCCGCTGTTTGTTCCCAGCCCCGCCAGCGTTCTGGATGAATTTGTTTCCCTTCTTACAAACGGCCAGCTCGTTTACGGTCTTGCCTATTCTTTTTGGCGCATTACAGCCGCCAGCCTGCTTGCCGCTGCAGTCAGTCTGCCCCTCGGTATGTTGGTCTTTTACTCGTCTACGGCTAAGGCAATAATCTTACCCATTACCAACCTCATGCGTTTTCTGCCCATCACAGCCTTTTACCCGCTATTGATTTTGTGGTTCGGTATTGGCGAACAGATGAAGATCAGTTTCCTGTTTCTGGCAACATTCGTCTACATGCTGCCCAGTGTTGTTCTCGCCTTTCAAGAGGTCAGCCCGGATTTGATGCTTACTGCCCGCACTCTCAGCATGAATCGCTTCCAGATTCTTACTATGGTTCTGCTGCCCAGCACCTTGCCCAGTATCCTGCAAACCTTCACCATGATGTATGGTATCGGATGGACTTACATCGCCGTCTGCGAACAGATCAATGCCAAATACGGTATCGGCTATATCATCTATACCAGTACCGCCCGCGGCCGCACCGCCATTTCCTTTGCCGGTATTCTCACCATTATCCTTGTCAGCATGGCCTTTGACTGGCTAGCCAATAAACTGATCCGTCATTTTTTCTCCTGGAGGTTCCAAGATGCTCACACTGCATGAACTCACTGTCGGCTATGATACCCCTCTGCTCGGCCCTGTATCCGGCAGCTTCGATGGTTCTATCACCGGCATCCTGGCTCCCTCCGGCAAAGGCAAGACTACATTGTTCAAAACCTTGTGCGGCGTTATCCAACCATTCTCTGGCAGTTTCCAGGCAAGCGCCCCGGTCACTATGATGTGCCAGCACAACACAAATTTCGATTGGCTCACTTGTCTCGATAACGTTCTTATCTGCGATAAGATCCAGCACAAACCGCAAAAGCCAACCCTTGCTCGTGAAATGCTTGCCACCGTTGGTCTTCTTTCTCATCAAAATGATTACCCACGCCAGCTTTCCGGCGGCGAACAGCAGCGCCTCAGCCTTGCCCGCGTCCTTTATCTAAAGCCGCAAATCTTACTTATGGACGAACCCCTCTCCGCTCTCGATGAATCCACCCGCGCCGCCATGCAGGCACTCGTGCTTCGGCAGCATAAGGCGCTGCAAAACACAATTCTCTTAGTAACACACAGCCAGGCCGAAGCCAAGCTGATGTGCGATACAATTCTTACATTTTAAGGAGGAACTATGAATTTCTTTGAAAAAATAGGTCTCGTCGAATCTGTCCCTACCCAGTCGGAAGAAGAACCCAATCTCAATTTCTCGTTTGATGTCGCCCCGTCTGCAGAACCGGCCACTGTTTCGCCGGATGCTGCAGCAAACGATATTATTCCACAGATTTACGCGGCTAACGACCTGACCGATGCTTCTACCTCGGTCTATAAAGTCAACGAACTGCTGGCCACCATCCCGCCGGAAACTCCGGAAAAGACTTCCAAGACCATCATCGTCAATCTGCTGGGCACTCTTGGCATCTCTATTCAGAGTATCCAGGATGATTCTGACCGCCGTAAATCTTTGCTTTCTGATACGTTCAACGCCACCATGCAGGATTACGAGAATAAGCGCACCGCTCTGCTGGAAGAAATCAAAGATTACGAAGCCAAGATCCAGGCCGATAAAGAAGCCATCCAGCAGCTCGTGCAGAACGGTGATATGCTCTCCACCGCGGTTCAGGATGAAATCGCCAAGATCAATTCCACCCTTGCATTTATCGGTGCCACGGAGGTGACTCCTGATGCCGCTCAGTAATCTGCTGATCCTCTGTGGTATCGGCGGCGCAGCGGCTGTCCTGCTCCTCTTCCCGGAGTTTCGCAAAAAACTCGGTGTTCTGCTGGGCGGCTTTCTCAACCTCTTTGTCGAAGATACAGCTAAAACGCCCGAGGGCGCCGCGGCTATCTATTCCAAAGCCATCGAGGAAGCCGAGGATAAATACAATAAAGCTTCCGATGCCCTCAAACGTATGACAGGCCGTCTGGAAACCGCCATCAAAGCACGGGATAAAGCCAATCGCGAGGTGCAGGAGTATGAATCCAAAGCCCGCACAGCTATGTCTCGCGGCGATGAAGCCACTGCCCGTGTTTACGCCGAGAAACGCCAGGATTCCATTCTCGTCGCCAAACAGTATGCCGACACCGTCAACCAGCTCACCCCCGCTGTGGCCCAGGCGCGGGACATCTTCACCCAGCGGGAGAAAGAGCTCAAAGACATCCGCGCCAAAAAGAATCTGGTTGTCGAACAGCTCAAAACCAACCGTGATGTTGAGGCTGCCTATGATGATCTCGATGAACTTCGCCGCGATTCAGCTTCCAAGCGCCTGCTCGGTGCCATTGATGAAGAAGTCAAGGCCGGTTCTGAGCGTGCTGCCGGCTCCCGCATTGTGCATGAGGCCAAGCTCAACACCCGTGTCGCCCGTGCCGATGAAAAGAGCGATGACTACGCTGTTAATGATTTCCTCGATTCCCTGCGCAGTCCGGCTTCGCTCCCCAGTAGCACTAAACGTCCCACTATTGAATTTGTCACCCCTAAACAGAAAGAAAAACGCTAAGGAGATACATAATGAAACGCTTTCGCTTGACCCCTGCTGCTAAGATCCTTTGCCTGGTTCTGGTCCTGGCAATCGCCGTTTTCGCCGTTTTCAAATCTGGCATTATCGAAAATGATCTTGCCCCTGACCACGCCGTCAGCGCCAATGCTGTCAGCACCACTACCAAAAATGACTCCAAGCCTGCCGTTGCTAAGACCGATGACGATACCATCAACCTGTCTCTGGATGAGTGGGTAGGCTGGAAGAGTCTGGTAGACGCATGTGGGGGCCTGACAACTCAGCCCGGCTCTATCTTCGACCAGCTCGGCATCAAGGTCAACATCAATATCATCAATGATGCCACCCAGTCCTCCAACGCCCTGATCTCCGGCGACTTGCAGGCCGCAGGTTACACCACCAACCGTGTTGCTTTCCTCAGCCAGAAATTCAAGGAAGCCGGTAAGAATGTCATTATGCCGTTCTATACCAACTATTCCTATGGTGGTGACGGTATCATTGCCAGCACGAATTTTGCTGATATTTCTACCTGGCCTAATGCCCGCATCGGAGTACCCTCTTTCTCCGAGGCCGAAACCCTGGTTGCCTGGTTTGTCCAGAAATCCGACCTCAGCGCCGCCGACCAGCAGAAGATCCTCGATAACCTGATTATGTTCGATACCCCGGATGATGCCGCCAAGGCTTTCTTTGCCGGTCAGATCGATGTCGCCGCTACCTGGGAACCGTACCTCTCCCAGGCCGAGGAATCCACCAATTCTGTCATCGTCTTTGATACCACCGCATCCTCTACTCTGATCATGGACGGCATTGTCTTTGATGCCGATTGGGCTGCCGCCCACCCCGACACCGTCTCCAAGTTCATCGATGGTGTCCTGCAGGCTGAGAGCCTTTATAAGACCGATTTTGACTCTATTCGCAAGGTCATGCCCATGTACTCTACCGCGGATGATACCTCTATCGCTGCCGACTGTGACCATGCCAAGCTCGCCAACTGGGCCGATAACATGGATATCCTGACTGATACCGCCCCTCAGACCTACAACGATATGTGTACCATCTGGGAGTCTCTGGGCGAAACCGTAGATCGTGATGCTGTCAATACGATTTTCGATACCGCCTATCTGGAAGCTCTGGCCGATAAGTACAAGTCCAATACCGCTGTCACGAACAAGGTCGAAGTCACCCAGGAACAGAAAACCGCCGCTGTGGACTACTCTTCTATGCTGACAAAATCCTGCACTGTCAACTTCGTACCCGATACCGCCAAGTTCCTGGATCAGGCCGAAGCCGCCTCTACCCTCAATGAATTTGTTGAAATCGCCAAGACTCTGGACGGTGCTATTATCCAGATTGAGGGCAACATCAACCAGGTCGGCGAGGAAAGCGAAGCCGGCAAGCAGCTCTCCTACTCCCGCGCCCAGACCGTGGCCAACTACCTGACCAGCCAGGGCATTGATGGCAACCGCATCGTTGTCATCGGCAATGGCAATACCAAGATGATCGGTGACCCCAATACCGAGGAAGGTAAGACTGCTAACCGCCGCACCGATGTCATGTTCAAGATGATCGAGAATTGAGGCATGAAATGATTATCCTCTCCATTCCTGTTTTCGCAGCGCTGCTCGTAGGCTGTTTTATCGCGGGACTTGTCACCGATGCCGCCATCGGTATCAGCGCTCATCTTCATAAAAAGGATTGATTCATATAACAATCGAGGTGACGCTGTCCGATGAAAACTCTTAATAATCCCTACACCATGCATGAAAACACTGTCATGGAGTCCGAGTTCGACGAAGTACAAACCAAAGCCACCCGCAAGCGCAAGCCTCATCGCGGTAAGGCTGACCATAAGCATACCTACGAGATTGCCTATGCCGAGGATCATTATAAAAGCCCCGTCAGCGGCAAAGAGTTTCTCTGGTTCGCCAAAATCAACTACTGCACCATCTGTGGCCGTATAGACAATGCCTGGTGGCTCTCTCATGAACCTGATATTCCCAAAGGCGCTAAGATATTCCGTTCTTCCCCGGATCGCGGCTGCGGCTACCTCGCTAAATTTGTCGATGATTTGACTGATTTTTATTTGAAGGAGTGATGTTTATTGGTAACCCCCAGATTCAAAAAAGGCGACAAAGTTCGTCTTATCAAAAAGAAACGCTATAGAGATGACTGCGAGGTGGAATAAATGAGAACGCTTCTTCTCTTCCGCGGCGCTCCCGGCTGCGGCAAGTCCACCTACATAAAAAATTATGGGCTGGAGCAGTACGCCCTCAGTGCCGATGAAATCCGCATGCAGTGTTCCTCTCCTATCCAGGCAACAAATGGCAGCCTGACGATCAGCCAAAAGCAGGATAAACTCGTCTGGGAAACGCTGTTCAAGATGCTCGAAACCCGTATGCAGAACGGCTGCTTCACGGTCATTGACGCCACCAATTCCAAAACATCTGAGATGAATCGCTACAAGGCACTCGCCAAACAGTACCGCTACCGCATCTACGTGGTGGATATGACGAATCTGCCTATTGCGGAATGTAAGCGCCGCAATGCAAGCCGTCTGCCCATGAAACAGGTGCCGGAATTCGTCATTGATAAAATGTACGCCCGTTTTGCCACACAGAAGATTCCGTCAGGCATCAAAGTCCTTACACGGGATAATGCCATTGCAGAAATTTCCTATAAGAAATCGAATCTTGACCAATACAAAGCAGTTCATGTAATCGGCGATATTCACGGCTGCAATACATGTCTGCAACAGTATCTGTCAGATATCGGCGGTATCCAGGACGATGAAATGTATATCTTCTGCGGCGATTATATTGACCGCGGCCTTGAAAATGTTCAGGTCGTTCAGTTTCTTCTCTCCATCATGGACAAACCCAATGTGATTCTGCTGGAAGGCAACCATGAGCGCTGGCTCTATAAATGGTCGCATGAACAAAACGCCAACAGCCGCGATTTTGAGCAGTTCACCCGCAAAGAACTGGACGCAGCCGGTATTGATAAAAAGGCCGTCAGCCGTCTGTATCAGCGCCTTCATCAGTGTGCCTATTTCAATTTCCAAGGTCAGGACTATTTCGTTTGCCATGGCGGTATTGCCAAGTTTGATACAAAAGATCCGCTGGCCCTTATCAAAATTCCTACGCATCAGATGGTCCACGGTGTCGGCAAATACGAGGACCTGCCGGGCATTATCGATTCCTGGCATGATTCCGATACCATCCATATCTTCGGTCACCGCAACATCCAGGATTACCCCATCCTACCGGATAATTCCAAGTGTTGTCTGCTGGAGGGACATATTGAATTTGGCGGCTGCCTGCGCGGTGTGGAGCTTGCTTTTGGCAATACCATCCAGCACGAAACGCCCAATACTGTATTCCGCAAGCCAGAGGAAAAGCCGCTGGAGATCAAACACGATACGCCTGTCGCTGATCTGGTCGAGGCTCTTCGCAAAGACCCGGACGTGCGGGAATCCAAATTCGGCAATATTTCCGCATTCAACTTCACCAGTCAGGCGTTCAAACATGCGCACTGGAACGAGCGCACAACTCTTGCCCGCGGCCTGTTTATCGATACAGCCAAGGATAAGATCGTAGCTCGCGGCTATGAAAAGTTCTTCCGCATTGATGAACTGCGGCGCATCCACGCTACAACGAGCCTGGATTACCTCAAGGCCAATTTGAAATTCCCGGTGGAAGTTTACCGTAAAGAGAACGGCTATCTGGGTTTGCTCAGCTATGATGCTGACAACGATGACCTGCGTTTCTGCTCCAAGGGTTCCATCGGCGGCGACTATGTCGAGAATTTCCGCCGCATTTTTACCGAGACCTGGTATGAAAAGGATTCCTATAACTGGAATCGCGTCAAAGAGACCCTGCGTGACTCTGACAGCACCTATCTGTACGAGGTCATTGACCCGGTAAAAGATCCGCATATTATCGAGTACAATTCGCAGCATCTGGTTCTTTTGGACAAGGTCAAGAATCAGATCAAATTCAGTAAAACTCCCTATAAGGAACTTGCCGAGAATGATGCAGATTTCTTCCTGGCCGTCAAGGAGCATGTGGCTACCCTAAACACCTGGCAGGAGTTCCTGGACTTCTACACGAAAGCCAGCATGCCAGGCTATAAATATGGGAATGAATATATCGAGGGCTTCGTGTTCGAGGATGAAGCAGGTTTCATGACCAAGCTCAAAACGGATTACTACTCCAAATGGAAGCATATGCGCAGTGTAGCAGATTCTGTCCGCCGCTGGGGCTATATCCAAAATACCGCCCAGCTTACGGACGCAGTCGAGAATGCTTTCTATGGCTTCTTGCGCGAAAAATATAACCAGGATGAAAACTTCCGCAACTACAAACAGCAGCGCGGCTATGACATCATCACCCTGCGCAAGCAGTTCTTTGCAGAGAGGGGCGAACCTGTATGAGTAGCCAGTATGATTTTATCACCAAGATCGATTGCTTCGCCCAGTGTCAGCGCCTGCAGGCCGTCGCCCAGGAATGTATCGACGTTCAGGTCATAGATTCCAACGGCAGTCAGGCCAATGCCAAAAGTCTGCTCAGCCTGATGAGCCTCGACTACAATCGTAAAATCCGCATCATCACAACTACGCCAGAAGAACTTTTCGCGGTGCAAAATGCGCTGCGCTTAAAATAGGAGGTTGTTCATGTTTATCTGCAACAAGTGCAAACGTGTATTCCCTGATCTCGAAGGTTATGGCCTGCGCACTCAATTCCGCTTCGGCTATGGTTCCAAGCATGATGGCGATCTGTTCGATATGACCATCTGCAACGATTGTGTCGATACGATTGCCGAGACTATGGCAAACTTGTGCGAGGTCTCCCCCATCGTCCAGTTTAATGAAGACCTGCTTTATGGCGATGATGACTGCGACGATGATGCTTTTACTGATGATTGCGATGGCAATTCGCCGTTGTATTCATAAATTTTATGGCACATATACCCGAATGAAAACCTTATTTTTATTAAAAGGAGTTTTTACATGGCAAAACAGAATACGAACATCCGTTTTACATTTACCGGCGCTCCGTCTGTCGGCAAGAATTTTCTGACCGAAAGCACCACTCAGTACGGCGCCAAGGCTGTTCGCCTCAATTTCGGAGTTAAGGTCGGCACGAATATGGAGTTCTGCGGCCTTTACGGTTCTATCCGCGACACGATCCATACCTATAATTCTGACAATCAGGCTATGGATGTTGACTGGGCTGACCGCAAAGATCCCGATGTGATCGCAAAGGTCGCCCGTTACCGCAAGTTCCGCACCAATGTCGGTACCGAGGATGACGAGATCAAGGAGTTCATTACAGAGTACGATTTTATTCAGTACCTGGCCGATGAACTGCGCGATTATAAGCAGGATATCCGCGTCACCGGCAATATGAGTATCCGCTATGACAACAAGGGCGTCCTGCGTCGTAATTTCAATATTGATGGTGTCTGGATGCGCCGCGATAAGGATAAAAAGAAGCTGTCCATCATGGTCCCGCTCACCTACTGGAAGGATTGTGTGGATAAGTCCGATCTTAAAGAGACCGGCAAGATCTACGTCAACGGCTATGTTCCCCAGTATATTGACAAGGAGAATCCCTGCAAGTACCTGCCGCTGACCGTTGTGTTCAATACGAATGCTTTTAACATGGACGATGCCAAGCAGAAGGGCCAGTTCGAGTGCCGTAATGAGCTGATCGACACCAAGGCCAAGACGCCTGAAACCATGATGTGGGATGTCCGCATTGTCAATGGCGCTCAAGAGGTCGAATTTGACGAGTCTCAGTTGACGAAGCTCCAAAAGAAGCTGATCGAGCTGGGCGAAAAGACTCTCGATGATTTCCGTCCCCGCGGCCAGATCTTTGGCGACCGCATTTCCGAGCTGCGCTTCAATGAGCCTTACGCCAAGGAAGCCTATGCTAATGGCCCTGTCGATACCAGCTATAAGATCTCCGAGTTTGAGGACGAGATCTATGTCCCCACCAAGGATGAATCCATCGACGACATGGAAAAGAACGCTGCCAAGCCCAAGGCCAAAGCAAAGGACGACCTGCCCTTCGAGGTCACCGAAACAAAAGCAGCTGCCGATGAAGAGGAATACTTCTAAGCAGGTGATTGCTATTTCAGCATTAAAAGACATTACTGGTCAACGATTCGGGAAGCTAAAAGTTCTTGGGTATGACCATTCTGAAAAATGCAAGGACGGTAAAAGTACAAGGACATATTGGCTTTGCAAATGCAGTTGCGGAAATACAAAGATCGTGTCTAAAAATTGCTTACGCAGCGGGCATACAAAATCATGTGGAAAATGTGCTTGCACGTATGACCTTGATTCTTATGAATATGGTGTATGCACAACGAGGATTTGTCGTCAATTTATTTTCGATAAAAATGATTACGAAAAAATAAAAGATGTCACATGGTATTTTCACCATGATTATGTGGTTGGTCGTAAACCAGGTACTTATGATGAAATGTTATACCTTCATCGTGTAATTATGGACCTCAAAGAAAGCCGTTATACAAATAATTTGATCGTTGACCATATCAATCATGATAAATCTGATAATCGCAAACAAAACCTGCGAATCGTTACAAGTTGTCAAAATAACACAAATCGAAAAAGACTAAGTTCAAATACTTCAGGGTGTCCAGGCGTGTGTAAGCGCAACGATTCTGGTAAATGGATAGCTTCTATCAATGTAAATAAAAAGAAGATAAACCTTGGGACTTTTTCTGATTTTGACGAAGCCGTAAAGGTCCGTAAAGAAGCTGAACTTAAATATTATGGTCAGTATTCATACGACAATTCTATGAAGTTACATAAAGGAGATTAGTTAATGGCATTTAAGATGAACACTGTCAAATGTGATTTTGGCAGTTATCAGGCACCGTACCTGATTCTTTCCCCGCGAAAATTCGGAAAAACAACATGGTGGCGCAATTTCGTTGTCGAAGCATGGGGTGATGCGTCCAAGGGACTTCTGATTTCCTGCGGCACTGAATCTGGCTTCCATGCACTTGATAATCTGCAGGTCGAAGAAGCTCTTGAATGGGATGCCGAGTATGACGAAGAGACAGATCACCGCGGCCTTGTTCAGATTATTGATGATCTGATCAATAACAATAAGGAGTACGGCATCAAGGGCGTTTGCTTCGACACTTTCGATACTCTGTATGATATCGCTGCCGCAGAAACACTGCGTATTTGTCGTAAGGAAACCGGCAAGAATTGCAAGTCTCTACTGGAAGCATGGGGCGGTTATAATCGCGGTCCTGAGCGTCTCGTGAAACTGATTCAGGATCAGCTTACCCGTCTGTATCGTGCAGGTATTGCAGTTTTCATTCTTACTCATACCAAGTTCAAGGAACGCACTGATCCTTTGACTGGCGAAAAATACGAACAGCTGACGAATTTGATGCAGGACCGCACGTACAGCGCTATTGCTGATAATGCTCAGATGGTCATTGTCGGTACTCTGGAGCGCAATATCAACGGCGGCAAGATTGCGGACGAAAAACGTGTGTTCCATCTGCGCGGTACGTCTACCATTGATGCTGGCTCTCGCTTTAATGATTTGCCGGATACGATTGGTCTTGACCCCAAAGAATTCATCGAGGCATTCAAACAGGGCGTCAAATCCTCCAGTACCACCAAAAAGATGACGGATGCTGATTTTGAAAAGACCGTCAAAAAGGAACAGGCAGAGATGGACAAGCAGGCCGATGTTTCTCGTTCCCGTGATAAGGTTGCACGCCAGGCAGAGGTTGACGAAGAATCTCGCGACGAATTCATCTCCACCATTCAGGCTGGCTTCTCCACTGCGGATGCAGATCTCAAGTCCAAGGCCAAAACGATGCTGAACGGCGCAGGCTACGCCAAGTTCTCTGATCCTGACCTGCCTATTCAGACCCTTAAGCAGATCGCTTCCCTGTTCACGGCGTAAAGTGTGGTGCGCATGGCAGAACAAACTTCTACGCCAAAACCGCGGCTTAAAGGCCACCGCGTAAGGTGCTTTGTCACCGGTGAATACGGTACAAGCCTTACCTTCTTCAAAGCCCCCGACGGTCATTACTATAAGTCCGAGGCGCTCTATAAACAGCGCACCCATGATGCCGAGGTCTACAAAAGCATTATGGATATTATTCACGACATTCTGGCGTTCGATCCGTCAATGGTATTCCCCACCAGTATTACACGCTCCATCAAACAGCTTTCGTTTTATGGCAATGAAACCATCCTCGAAACGCTGGAGCAGTGTAAACCACAGTTGGAGAATGCCATGCGCACCAAATCTTTTTCCAGTGAATATCATCGGGCTTCTTACATTATGGCTGTCGTCAAAAACCATATCAACGATGTCTATAAAGCCAAAAAGCGCCGCGAAAGTGCCGAGGCTTCTATCCAACGGCAAGAAACGCAGTTCCAAGCGGAAGATGCCACAAATTTTGCCGATATCGGCTACGCCGCCAAACCCAGCCGCGATCTGTCTTTCTTCCAAGATGACGACGAATAAGGGGTGATGTGCTATCGAGTTAGAAAAATGCCTATCCAAAATCAATGCCGGTCGTGAGCAAGTCGAGATGCCCTTTGTCATGTGTCTCTGGATCGAGCCGCTTCTCTATGATGATTACGCCCGCCTGAATACCGGCAAGGATGAAACCATTAAAACCAAGGACGCCAAGTTCTACTTCAATCTCGGCCGCGCCATGTACGATGCCGGTTATAAGTCCTTCGATCACGTCACGGTCAACGAGTATACCAACGATAAGCCGGAGCTTCGCACCAAATTCCTGGAGCTGAAAGGCTATAAAAACGTCGAGGACATGCGCAAGCTCGTCAACCCCGATAATGTCGAGGGCTACTTCGATAAGATCGTCAAGCTGAATCTGCTTTCTGATCTCTGCGGCAGCTTCTTTGATTCGTTCAGCGATGTCTCCAAGTTCGATGATCGTTCCAGCGCCGATGTTTATGATTACTTTGATCTGGAACTCAATAAAATCAGCATCAGCACCGCCAAGGATATGAAAGTCGAGGATGTCTACTGCGATAACTCGTTTATTTCCGAGCTGAACAAGGGCACATCCCAGGGGCTTCCCTACGGTAAAAACTGCCCCCGCATGAATTATGCTACCCTTGGCATCCCAAAGGGCGATTTAACTATGTTCGGCGGCTTCTCCGGCACAGGCAAAACCAGCTTTGTGTTCGAGAATCTTATCCTTCCTATGGCCGAGTCCGGCATCAAGTGCTGCATCATCTCCAACGAAATGCAGATCCAAGCCTATAAGCAGCTCCAGCTTGTCCATGTACTCACGCATGATCTCAATTACTGGAAGCTGACCCGCAAGCGCCTTAAAACAGGCAATTTCAGCCAAGAGCAAAATGAAATTCTTGCCAAGGCTGCTGAGATCACGCAGCAGAAATATAAGGGCAACATCAAGTTCGTTAAAATGTTTGACAACGATACCGCCCGCGTCTGCAAAACCATTCGTAAATATTCCAAGCTCGATTTTCAGCTGTTCCTCTGGGACACAATGAAATCGGATGATGATTCCAATATGGAGATGTACCGCCAGCTATTGCAGGCCAGTCGCAAAGTCTTCCAGACTGCCAGCCGGGAGAATGTGGCCGTTGTCTGTACCTACCAGTTGGCCCTGTATGCAAAGGATAAACGCTTCCTGGATGCTACCTGCCTCTCCAACTCCAAACAGATCAAAGAGGTCTTTTCCGAGATGCTCTATATGCGTCCTCTCTGGGAGGATGAATATACCGGCGAGCGTTACGACTGCCGCGCCTATACCCGCGGTAAAAACGCCGATGGCAGCTGGGAAAAGTTCACCACTCCGATTACTCTCGACAAAACCAAAAAGTACATAGTCGCCTTTCTGGATAAAACCCGTAACGACGAGGATAATCAGCAGTTCCTCTATGAAGTTGATTTCACCTGGAACCGCTGGCGCGAAATCGGTTACTGCAAAATCCGGGACGACCACATTGCCCTGGCGCGTTAAAGGAGGTGCTGCCACATGAACGCGGCACTTCTCCATCAGGAAATCGCAGGCGACGAGGATAAGGTCTTTACCATTCTAGAAACGCTTGAATACTTTCCCATATCCTACAATCCTACCAAGCGCCAGTTCCGTTTCTCCCGTTCCGAGGGCCAAAATCCTACCTCTATGGTCCTGGATGTGGAGACCCTGCGCTTCTACTGCTTCTCTACCAATGACCGGGGCGACATTTTTACCCTGATCATGAAACGGTTAAATTGCACTTTCCCAGATAGCCTCAAGCTCGCTGCCACGGTCTTAGGGCTGGACGAAGGTGCTCTCTCTATCAAAACAAGATATCCGTTTCACGGTTTTTATCTGGCTCTGATGCCGGATGATGAGAACGATTTTGACGTTCCTTCTATCCCGGAGGAGGCGTTAGAACCTTATCTCGGCAAGCTGAACACCCAGTTTTTCCGCAGCGGTATTGATTATAAGACTCAGGAGCTGTTCCAGGTCGGCTATGATGATACATCCAATCGTATTACCGTGCCGGAACGAAACTTTAACGGCGAACTCTGCGGCATTATGGGGCGCAGTAATGACCCTGACTGCCCGCACGAGGATCGCTGGCTCCCTATCGTTGCATGTTCCCGCAGTAAGACACTCTTCGGCTTGCAGTATAACTACCAGCACATTGTCGAGCGCCGAAGCGTGTTCTTGTATGAGAGTGAAAAGGCCCCCATGCAGATGCACTCCATAGGCTGCGGCCTTGCACTTGGCCTGTGCGGCTGCCATGTCTCCAAAGCCCAGGCGGCCATGATCAATTCCATGCAGCCCAAGCGGGTCATTCTTGCCCTGGACGAAGGTCTTGAGGAAGAAGCCGTCCGCGAGGAAGCCAAAAAGCTCATCCAGAATAACCAGATCCTTAAAAACAAGGTCGGCTATGTATGGGACGCTGATGGCGAGATCATCCCCAAGGGCAGCAAGGCAAACCCGGCAGACCTCGGCCGTGAAGCCTATATTGAAATAATGAAAACGAAAGTGAGGTGGTTAGATGGCTGAAAGAAAGCCTTTTGAAGAATATATTGGTAAGACATTCACAATGAAAAATGGGGAAGTTGCAAAGGTAATTGGCGGGACTCGTACAAAAACCAAAGTCGAGTTTCTTGGCAATTATCCATCAATACGTGAATGTACTTTGGGCGCTTTAAAAAAGGGCTTAGTAAAAAATCTAATGCGTCCAAATGTTTATGGCGTAGGGATTCCTGGTGGTATCTATACAAAAGATGCTCACAAAAAGGAGTATCAAGTATGGGCGGACATGCTGTATAGGTGTTCAGATTATTACAAAACCAAATACATCAACACTTATAGTGATGCATTTGTAGCGGATGATTTTGTCTGTTTTACAGATTTTTATAAATGGATTACTTCTCAACCCAATTATGAAAAATGGAAAAGTGGACACCATTGGTGTCTCGATAAGGATATCATTGGTGGAAAAGGCAACAAAATATATTCGGGTAAAAATTGTAGCTTGGTTCCCAATAATGTAAATACTTTATTTGTTAAAAAAGACCTTAATAGAGGAAATTTGCCAATCGGTGTAACTAAAAACCACGATAACTATATGGCTATGTGCAGCGACCCATTTTTACATAAGAATAATTATTATCTTGGTACATATAACACGCCGGAACAAGCATTTAAAGTTTACAAAACTTATAAAGAAGACATTATAAAACGAGTGGCGGAGGATGAGTATTTAAAAGGAAATATTATTAAAGAATGCTACTTGTCTATGCTTTCTTATAGTGTTGAAATCACAGATTAAGGAGGTTTTTTAGTGTCTCAACGTAGTGCAGACGAAAGAATCCAAGCGCTCAAAGATGCTGGTGTCGAACTCCTCAGTTATTCCAAAATGTCAACCATCAATTCTTGTTTATATTCCGCTTGGCGCACTTACATACTCCATGACCGTGGTGCCGACAATTGTTATTCCTGGGCAGGAACTGTTTGCCATGACAGCCTTGAACTGTTGGAGAACGACAAAATTACAGAAGTAGAATTGCTTCCGCGCTTTGAAAAAGGTATTGCAGAGATGGATTCTCTTGGGCTTGAGTTTCCCAAAGATTTTCGCGGCACGGATGAAATCAGACGGCGTTACATCGAAGATATTTGTCATTTCTGTAAAACCTATTATCGTCCAAAAGGTAAGTTCACAACAGAAGAGCTACTGATTTATCAAGTCAACGATAAACTTGCGATCCGCGGTTATGCTGACCTTTTAAGATGGGGCAATGATAATGAAGTCTCTGTTCTGGATTACAAAACCAGCTCGAATTATGCCGAGAAAGACCTCCTTGAACACGGGCGCCAGCTGACGATCTATGGCATGGCTCTCGAACAGGCCGGTTACAAAGTCAAGTCCACCGCCTGGATCATGCTTAAATATGTGGTCATCAACTTCAACTGGTACGCAACCAAGCGCAGCAAAATCAAAACCCCGCTCACCCGCATCGTCAACCGCTCTAAGATCTATGCCACGATCAAGGATGCTGTCGAGTCCGCCTGCCGCGAATCCGGCATGGACGAAGCAGATATCGAGATGGCCTTGATGGAGTTTTCCAAAACGAATATTCTTGGTGACCAGTTCCCAGCCGCCGTTCGTGAGCAGTTTTCCATCAAGCCCTATGTGCGCAATTATCCATACACCGAGGAGCTTAAACAGGAAGCGCTCGATTACATCAATAAAACGGCTGACCTGTACGAAAGCCTGCCACACGACAAAGAGCATCCGTGGGAGCCGTGTGAGATCGGCAAAAACACGAGTTTTTTCTGCAATAACTTGTGCGGCCACCGCAAAACTTGCCCTTACATCCAAGATTATAACGACCGTCTGGCTGCAAACACATCCAAGCCGGACGATGACGAGGAGCTGTTCTAATGGAATGGAATGATATAGCCGAAACCAAATACGAAAGCATTATCAAGGCTCTTGATAAGGCTTACCCAGGATACGATAGATGGTTTGCTGATGCTGGCTACCTTGTGCCGCGTGATTATTACTTCAAAAATGGAAGTCATATTTCTGTAGTTGATGACACGGAACTTAAATATACCAAAATGATTAACGGCGGCAGAGTATGCGGAAAATCTTTGGCAGCAATGATGGAAATGTTTGCAGCGCATATGGATGAAAAGCCTGGCCAGTCTACGGTGAGTATCGAGCCAATAGTTCCAACTGTCAGTTTCCAAGATTTATACGGGGAAACAAAATGACCTATATATTTAATAAAAGTACTACATCATGTACAAACGGATATTACATCACCGCACCAGAAAGCGGTCTCATGAGCGTGGCGGATAAGTACATTTTTTCGCTTGCAGGGGTTCCAGTTTACACAAAAGACGGCGATGTAAGACCTGTCAGTATTCCGGCGACTAAGCCCATCGTTAGTTTCGAGGAACTCTATGAACATGAATAATAGCATCGCAGAACAGGATAAAAAAATATTCAAAAAGAAAATCATTATTAACACGACCAAACGGTTTATTGAAGTCAAACATTATCTGGACTGGTATTGTGATCGATACGGTGGTTATTACGACCTACCATTGTATGGCCCTGTTTTTATTCAAGATAATTCTGGTAATAAATGCGAGACAGCCTGGTTCGTGCAGCCTGATATAAGCGACTATGCGCAGTCAGAAACTTCGCAATCCCCAACTATCGATTTCGAGGAATTGTATGACACTTTCAAAAGCTGAAAAGGACGTCATTGATAAACTGCAAGGCTTCTGCAGAGAGTACGGCTATATGGCTGCTGGTACGCTGGATTCTGAATATATCTACTTGTATCCAAAATTTAATGGCGGAGATCCTTATATCATGCCGCTAAACGCTGTCGATTACTTCCTTGCACGGAACATGCCAGTAACTACAGTAGAGCCGACTGTTAGTTTCGAGGAACTCTATGGACAAGCATAAAATATTGAATCCATGTGATATTCTTACCGGAAATGTTACTGTCGATGAATTTGCCAAACAGTTCTTTGACAAAATTGCAGAGGAAATTGCAGAGGAAGTAACTGATGCGATGAACTTCAAGAAAAAACGATAAGGATGTGATTACCATTGGCCCGCAATAAATTCCCAGGTTACTGCTACTACTGCGGTAAATTTGTCCCCGTTGGTTACGGCCATTTCGAGCGCCACTATACTGGCCAAAGCAACTGGCGTATCAAATGCGTTAAATGTGCTTCCGGCCGCGATGTCAAAGAGACGGATAAAATCGTCCAGCGCACAAGGACTGAGGCTGAAAAATGGAATGAAAAGCGGAGGTGAGGAAGTATAGGAAAACGAACATGGACTCCAGAGATGGAGAAGAAACTGGAAGAGTTTTATAGAGATAACATTCCCCAAAAAGAAATTTGTCTCTACTTTAATAAAAAGCCTGGCGCTATTTCGTCTAAAGCTATTGAATTGGGCCTCACAAAAAAGTACATGCGTAAAAACAATCCAAATTATAAAGCGCCATACCAAGATTACGATTGGTGTTATCAAAACTATATCGTTCAAGGTAAAAGCCTCCAGGAGATGGCAGACGAATTGCATTGCCAAAAACGTGTCGTTCAAAAATGGTGTACTGATACCTTTGGGCTACATCGTCGTTCTGCCGCCCAATATCTAACTCTTAATCCAATACAATATCAGATTATTGTAGCCGGGACATTAGGCGATGGTCATATTTCTCCTAGAGATTTATGCTATATCGAATCTCATTCTGTAGATGAAAAAGAATATCTGTTTTGGAAATATGAAAAGCTCAAAAATTTATGCGCTTCTGCTCCGACATGGTATCCAGAAAAACAAATGACACATTTGGGTGGCTCCTATCTTTGCAAGTCCTACTATCGTTATGAGACACGCAAAATAAATTCATTGCAATCTATTCTTGAGATGTCTCGTAGCGACAGAATTACAAAAATGTCTGCTTTGGGGATTGGCTTGTATTTTTTGGATGATGGAAGCCGAACTCACAGCAACTGGGAATTGTGTGTGGCAATGCTGTCCGCAATTGACAAATCCTGGCTCCTTGAAAAACTTTCTAGGCAATACGGAATCAACGGCCATGTTTTAAAAGATGATAGATACATACTTTTTGATTCTGTATCGTCGAATAAAATTGATGATTTGATTCTCGAGTTCTTGCCATCAAATATTGATGTTGTCCAAAAAAAGATAATGAAATATCGAGGTGCTGCCTAATGCAAAACTACCATAAGCACACCTGTTGTTCTAATATTTATACTCCTGATTCCCCTGCCACCTACGAACAATATGCCAAACGCGCCGTCGAACTTAATCAGAAGATCCTCTGTTCTCTTGAACATGGCTGGCAAGGCAAATATCACGAATGCCGCGAAACCGCTATCAAGTACGGTCTTAAATTCATCTTTGGCACCGAAGTCTACTGGGTCAAAGACCGGCACGAAAAAGATAAGCAGAACTGCCATATCGTATTACTTGCCAAAAACGAAAATGGCCGCGAGAGTATCAACGACGTTCTGTCTACGGCCAATGAGGATGGCTACTACTACCGCCCCCGTCTGGATGAAGAACTTTTGTTTTCTCTACCGCAGAATGATGTCTTTGTAACTTCCGCCTGTGTTGCGTTCTGGCAATATGAGCCTGAATATGTTGATGATCTGGTGCTTAAATTACATAACCATTTCAAAGACAATTTTATGCTGGAGATCCAGGCACACAATACGGATAAGCAAAAGCAGCTCAACGCTCACATCTTAGAACTGTCAAAAAAATACGATATCCAGATGATTGTCGGCCTCGATAGCCATTACATCTATCCTGAACAGGCGATTGAACGTGACGAGCTGCTTGCCGCCAGCAATACTCATTACGATGATGAGGACGGCTGGTATATGGACTACCCAGACGAAACTACAGTCCGCAAACGCTTTGCCGAACAGGGTATCATTTCTGCTGATGATGTAGATAAGGCAATCAAAAATACTGATTTGATCTGTGATTTCGAGGATTACCAAAGCGAGGTTTTTGAGACCAATCGTAAACTTCCCAGCATCTACCCGGATAAAACACCAGACGAAAAATTCCATATCTACAATAAACTCATCAGCAAAAAATTCCGCGAGTATATGCAGCATGTTTCGCCGGAAGATTATCAGCGCTATTATGACGGCGTCAAAATGGAAGTCTACACTTACAAAGATACCGGCATGGTGGACTATCCTTTGATGGACTATGAAATCGTTAAGCGCGGTATTGAATATGGCGGCATTATTACCAACACTGGCCGTGGTTCTGCCGTGAGTTATTTTACCAATACGCTCTGCGGATTTAGTAAGGTAGACCGCTTCAAAAGTCCCATCAAACTATATCCAGAACGATTCTTGTCTACAACTCGAATTATTCAGACGAATAGCCTTCCAGATATCGACCAGAACATCAATGCTCAGGAGCCATTTGAGCGTGCCCAGCGTGAAATTCTAGGTGCAGACCACGCTTATCCCATGATCGCCTTTGGCACCATGAAAAAGAAGGCAGCATTTAAAATGTATGCCCGTGCCAAAAAGCTGGATTTTGAAATTGCAAACAAAATCAGTGACCAGATTGATAAATATGACTTGGCCATGAAATACGCTGACGATGACGAAAAAGACGAAATTAACATCTATGATTATGTTGATCCTGAATATCAAGATCTCGTCAAAAAAAGCGAAGTTTACTGGGGACTGATCGTTTCCAAATCCAAAGCCCCCTGTGCCTATATGCTTTATGCGGGATCTATTCGGCGGCAAATTGGCCTCATTAAATGTAAGAGCGAGACGACCAAGAAGGAATATATCACCACCGTTGTTGATGGTGCTGTTGCAGAAAAATACAAGTTCCTTAAAAATGACTGGCTGATCGTTGATACGGTTGCTCTTACGGATGCTATTTTCAAGCGCATTGGTATGAAACCACTGACAGTGGATGAGCTATCTGATGCCGTAAAAAATAATCCAGACGTCTGGAATATTTATTCTAAAGGTTTGACCTGCGGTGTAAACCAATGCGAACGTGCATCTACAACGCAAAAACTCTTGCGCTATAAACCAAAAAATGTTTCCGAGCTTGCTAATTTTATCGCGGCTATTCGTCCTGGCTTCAAGTCTATGTACTCAAAATTTGAAAGTCGTGAGCCATTTTCTTACGGAATACCGGCTTTGGATACCATTTTGCAAACGGAAGAGTTCCCCTATAGTTTCATTTTAACCCAAGAACAACTTATGTCTGTTCTTAATTTTGCAGGATTCCAGATGGACCGCTGCTATGGAATTATAAAAGACATTGCGAAAAAACATCCAGAAAAAGTACGCCCGCTAAAAAGTCAGTTTGTCACAGGAATGTGCGAAAAGCTTAAAGGTCAATGCCCGTCCGGTAAAACTCCCGAAGAAGTCTCTGGTGAAATTTGGCAAATCATAAGTGATGCCACGGCCTATTCCTTCAATGCCAGCCATAGCTGCTGTATGGCCTATGATTCCCTTTACAATGCCTGGCAAAAGGCTACTTATCCCTATGAATTTTATGAGGTCTGTCTCCAGCATTTTTCTAACAAGGGCAAAAAGGATAAAGTCTCTGCCCTAAAATCTGAAATGCTTCGCGGTTTTGGCATCCATGAGGGGCCAATCCAATGGGGGCATGATAATCGTAAATTCACTGCAGATAAAGCCAATCACGCTATTGATCCTTCCCTGCTGTCCATCAAGGGGCTAAGTCAGGGCTGCGCCAACGACCTGTACAAGCTGTATCAAACCGGCAAGTATAACGATTTTTATTCTCTCTGGAAAGAAATGTCGCATACTCGCAGTCTGAATTCCGCCAAAATCGAAACGCTTGTTCTGCTGGATTACTTCTCGCCGTTTGCTGGCGGCAACAAAATTCTTAAATTTATTGATGCCTGCAATCAGCTGTATGGGCGTACACAGTTTCCAAAGGATGCTGATTCTCCCTATATCGAATACATAAAGAAATATTCAGAGACAACAGACAAGCTTAAAACTTATAAGAATTTCGATTGTGATGCGGCATTGCAAGAAATCTGGAACGACATGCCGGACGAAAAGCTTCGCGTCACGCAGATTCTAAAAGCGCAAAGTGACTATCTCGGCTACCTCCAATACACCAACCCCCGCCTCGCTACCACCTATCACTACGTCACCGCTATCGATGGCAAGTACAAAAACAAGAACATCACCCTCTATCAGCTCTGCTCCGGCGAAACCATCACTTATAAGATCCGTCCGGCTACTATGGAAAATAATCCCATCGAGCCAGGCGAAATCATCAAAGTTCTGGATACTAAAACCGAGGGCAAGTGGAGCAAAGATGGCGACCAGTGGGTGCAGTCCACAACAGACTTCAACGAGTTTCTTACAAGATACTCCCATGTGAGGTGATCCAGATTTTCAACATCATCCTATTTTTCGCAGAGCTGCTCTCCATTCCCATCGCTATGCTGATCAGCTTCCGGACTGACAATAAATATGTAGAGATCGGCATGCTCAGCTACTTGCTGTTCTTGTCGTCCATCATGACCTACCAGCTGGAGAACTTCCAGCCCCTCATCTGACGGAGGTGATTTTATTTTTAGTAATCTATGCGTCATTATTGGCCTGGCCATGATCATTGGCAGCTTCATCTGGCAGCATCATACTGAGCGCAACGCAGTCATCATCATTGCATCGCTCGTTCAGATCGCCGCCCTTGGCGTGCTGACCTATGCACTATACCAGGTTGGATAGGAGGTGATTTTATCGATTCACAATCCGTAAAAGACTGTCTCAAAAGCTTCACCATCCTGGTAGACAGCCGTGAGCATGATACCGAGAAATACCGTGCTCGTATCTGTAAGTTTGGCTGCCCGGTTATTAAGACGAAACTGGATTTTGGTGATTATTCCGCCCAGTGCGAGCTACCAAGCGGTGTCACGTTTAGCCTGGCCGATAAAGCCTGTATTGAGCGTAAACAGAATTTGACCGAATTGGCTGGCAATCTATCCACCAGCCGCGACCGCTTCAAGCGTGAGTTCGAGCGTGCCCAGGCCGCAGATGCCAAACTCTATCTGCTGGTAGAACAAGCTACTTGGGAAAAAGCTTACACCGGCCAGTACCGCAGTCAAATGAAACCCAACGCTCTGACGGCCAGCATGACCACCTGGATGGCCCGCTATGACAGTCAAATCCTCATGTGTCATCCAGATACCACGGCCAGGCTCATCTACGATGTTCTCTACCGCGAGATGATCGAGGCTCTCAAGGAGATCTGACCATGAAAGAGTTTAAGCCGCCCAAAGGCCAGCGGGTCTGCCTGCAATATTTCCATACTAAGCCAAACGGCACCAAGGAGATCTTGGCTATCGTAACAGAAACCAACCCGCCGGGTTCATTTTCGTTATTCATGCCGGATGGCACAGCCTGGAAAAAGACCAAGACCAGTAAAGACCCAAATTTTGACAAGGAGGTTTTCGCCACAGATGTTTCCAAGAAAACCTAAGCCCATTGATATGGTACATATGAACGAGAACTACCCCGATACCGGCATTGCCCTCCTGTGCGGTCATGATTACGAGGTTTGCACCAGTCTGCAAATCGGCTACTTCGTCCTGTTGGCTGGCCGCCTTATTTTTCTACCTATCGATTTAAAAGGCCACACCTATACGGTCTATCAAAAGATAAAGGAGTGATTCCTCACTTGGCATTTCTAAACCACCGCGAACTGAATCGTAAGGAGCGCTCTCGCGAAGAACTTAACGTGATGTGCCGTGCCTACGATGCCAACTGTAAGCCGGTTCGCACTTTTAATTATAATGACCTATCCCCTGCCCAGCGCCAAGCTTTCGCCCGCCGGGAACCATGTAAGAACTATATCAAGGAGAAGTGAGCATGGAACTGATTCTAAGTTTGACTCTATGCTTTTCTGGCGCTGTTATAGGCCGTCTCCTGTTCGAGATGCTTACCTATAAAAAGGGAGATAAAACCGGAACGGACATGTGTACTACATGCGAACACTGTATTGCCATTGACTGTAATGGCCTCCGCGTAGCGACTAAGTCTTGCCCATTAGAATACGACCAGTATAGCTACCCAGTAACATGTACCTGTTATAAACCCAGAAAAGAGGAGATCGAAGATTGAAAATCGTACAGCAATCCCATGAGTGGATCACACCACTCAACCGTGATGTAACGCTCCCGCGTATCGAGCAGATCGCCCGTACCTGCTATAAAAGCGAGGGGGCCATCAAGCCCGGCAGTGATGCAAAAATGGTCGCAATGCTCTGTAAGAACCACCACTATGCCATGATCGAACATATCAGCCTGTCTATCAAATTCATCACAGACCGCGGTGTCGCCAATGAGATCGTCCGTCACCGCATCGGTTCTTACGCGCAGGAGTCCACCCGCTACTGCAATTACAACAAGGATAAATTCGATAACCAAATCACGGTTATTGACCATGGCTATACCGGACAAACGCGAGTCGATTGGGGTAATAGCTGCATTGCGGCTGAGAAGACTTACCTTACCATGCTGAATAATGGTGCAACCCCGGAACAAGCTCGTGATGTCCTGCCGCTCTGCCTCAAAACAGAGATCGTCTGTACCTGGAACCTGCGCGAGTGGCATGAGGTCCTGCGTCTGCGAACTGCCAAGGATGCCCACCCTGCTATCCGAGAACTGATGATCCCCGTCCTGCACGAACTGCAGGAGGTTTACCCGGAAATCTTTAATGATATTGAGGTGACTGAATGACCCCGGAAGAACAATCTTACATTGACAATGTTGCCGATACCATGGACCCGGAAACCGCAAAACTCTACTTAGAGTATGAAGCCCTCAAGGTCAAACTGCGGGATGATGTAAAAGTAATCGGCCACCGGGCTAAGTATAAGGCTATCTGGCTCGGCATTATGATTCTGTCCATCCCACTGTGGGGCTATGTCATTGCCCAGTATTGGAACTGGTTTGTCTCGCTGGCCGGGTTCCATACCATCACTTGGCTGCAGGGCTATTGCCTGGTATTCGCGTTCCAGATGCTGCGCACGAATTTTGGCCGCATCGAGTTAAATGACCCATGCGCTAATTATCTGCACAAGATGGTAGACGGCGATTTTACGGATGCCGATAAATACAACATGCCAGATCCCGTGTATTTCGCCATTATGGTAGCTGCCAGCGAGTTTATCCCACCCCTGTTCGGACTCTTCTTCGGCTGGATTCTCAGCTGTTTCCTCTACGCATAAAGGGAGATTTTTATTATGGAAAAAACACTTTCTAATGCAGTTGACCACCCGGATTACTACGGTGGCGCTGACGATACATACGAAACCATCAAGGTAATTGAGGCATGGGGTCTTGGCTTCCACCTCGGCAACACCGTCAAATATATCTGCCGTGCCGGTCTTAAAGCCGGTAACTCCGCCCTGCAGGACCTCGAAAAGGCCGCATGGTATCTCAACCGCAAAATTGAGCGTATCAAGCAGGATCAGAAGGCCGAGGAGATTACGGTCAGCACATACGATGTGAATTACGCCATCAGCGATGACAAAGTCAAGGCAGCCACGCTTAAAAAGCAGGAGAAGTAATAGCTTATGGAAAATGTAATTCTCTACACAACGCATTGTCCGCGCTGTACCATCCTTGCCGATAAGCTCAAGGAAAAGAACGTCCGCTATACGGAGTTCACGGACAAAAACAAAATGCTGGAGATGGGCATGGATATGATGCCGGTACTCCAGATTGGCAACAAACAGTATGGATTCAAGGAAGCAATGAAGATCGTAGGAGGTATGTAATGGCTATCGAGCAGTACGAGAAATATCAGCCCTATCTGGACTATATCAAAGAATATGCAGAATCTACCAACGCGGCAACCGGCAGTAAGGTGGATGCCAACGCCAACGTCGAGAGCAAGAATGTAACCACGCTCACCGGCGAGCTGTACAAAAAGGACGGCATCGGTGTAAACCGCCTGCGCATGTGGAAGAAGATTAAGGAGATGGCTGGGCAGGAATACGCCGACAAGTACATCTACCAGCTCGACCACCACTTCATCTACCGCCATGACGAAACCAATCCGCTGCTCCCCTACTGCACCAGTATTACCATGTACCCGTTCCTATACAACGGTCTGGAGAGCATCGGCGGCGGCTCCTGTGCTCCGCATAATCTCGATTCCTTCTGCGGGGAGTTCATCAACCTCTGCTTTGCCATTGCATCCCAGTTTGCTGGCGCTGTTTCTACGCCGGAATTTATCGCTTACATGGACTATTTCATCCGTAAGGACTACGGCAATGACTACTACCAGCATGCCGATGATGTCGTGGATATGTCCACACGCAAGCGCACCATTGACAAGGTAATTACCGACCATTTTGAGCAGGTCGTTTACTCGCTCAACCAACCCGCAGCAGCCCGCAATTTCCAGTCCATCTTCTGGAACTGTGCATACTTTGACGCACCTTATTTCAATGGCATGTTTGAGGATTTTGTATTCCCTGACGGCACCGAAATGCAGTGGGAGTCTGTCTCTTGGCTCCAGAAACGCTTTATGAACTGGCTTAATCAGGAGCGCCTGAAGAAGATTCTTACCTTCCCTGTCGAGACTTTGAACCTGCTGGATGACGGTACGGATTATGTCGATAAGGAATGGGCAGATTTCGCCGCTGAGATGCTTGCCAAAGGTCATAGCTTCTTTATCTACCGCTCTGGCAGTGTCGATTCTCTGGCTTCCTGCTGCCGCCTGCGTAACGAGCTGCAGGATAACACATTCAGCTATACTCTGGGCGCTGGCGGCGTGTCTACCGGCTCCAAGGGCGTTATCACCATCAATATGAACCGCCTGATTCAGAACGCCGTAAAGGAGAACCGTGACATCTGCGAGGCTGTCCGTGAACAGGTACGCGATATCCACGTCTACCTCAAAGCATGGAACGAAATCCTCAAAGAGGAACTCAAGGCCGGTCTGCTGCCAATCTATAATGCTGGTTATATCTCGCTGGAAAAACAGTTCCTTACCATCGGCATCAATGGCTATGTCGAGGGTTGCGAGTTCCTGGGCTACACCATCTCGCCGGACGATGAGAACTATGTAAACTTCACCAACTCCGTGCTTAAGGTCATCTACGACGAAAACAAGGCCGCAAAGACCGATGATCTGATGTTCAACACCGAGTACGTCCCCGCTGAAAACCTCGGCGTAAAGAATGCCAAGTGGGATAAGCAGGATGGCTTTGCCGTCCCGCGTGACTGCTACAACAGTTACTTCTATGTGGTCGAGGACACTACCAAGCCGCTGGATAAGTTTATGCTCCATGGCTCTAAAATGACCCAGTATCTGGATGGCGGCAGCGCCCTGCATTTGAATTTGGAAGAGCATCTGAGCAAAGACCAGTATCGCAAACTGATGGATGTCGCAATCAAGACTGGCTGTCCTTACTGGACCGTCAATGTTCCTAATACGATTTGCAATGACTGCGGCCATATTTCCAAGCACCACCTGCATAAATGCCCTGCATGCGGCAGTGAAAATCTGGATTATGCAACCCGTGTCATTGGCTATCTCAAGCGCGTATCCAGCTTCTCTGAGGCTCGTCAGAAGGAGGCTGCTAAGCGTTATTATGCAGAATGATTGCAAACCGCTTCTGTATAGCCACTATGATGTAACATTTCAGGAAGTGCCAGGCGAAATAAGCTTGGTGTTTGATATTACAGGCTGTCCACATCACTGCCCTGATTGTCATTCTAAGTTCTTATGGGAGTACAGCGGCGAACCGTTACGATGGAACGTACAAAAATACATACGCAAGTATGGCAGCACTATTACTTGTGTTTGCTTCATGGGTGGAGACCAAGACATTACACAGATCCTAAATTATGTATGGCTTATTCATTATAAATACGGATTAAAGACTTGTTTGTATACAGGTCTTACAGAAGATGCCTTTAAGAATCTTGTGGACCGCAATGGAATAAGAAACAATATTAAGCTCCTTGATTATATAAAAATTGGCCCATACATCAAAGAATTTGGCGGGCTTGATTCAAAAACAACCAATCAGCGCTTCTACGCAAAGCAACAAGATGGCTCTTACATAGACAAGACAATTCTATTTCAAAAGGAGTACAAATGAAAATCAAAACCAACCCGGCATGGACAGATGACGAGGTGCAGGAGTTCCGTGCATCCGTCAAGGCAAACGAAGGTTACTGCCCCTGCCGTCTCACCCATACGCCAGATACCAAGTGTATGTGCAAAGAGTTCCGCGAACAAGATTCCGGCCTCTGCCACTGCGGACTGTATTATAAGGAGCAGTAAATGAAGAAAACCATCATCGAGGAGTATGACTCCAACGGAAAGATCATCAAGAAAACTATCATTGAAGAAGATTCTGTCAACAAAAACGGCTTTTATAACCCATACCCGTTTGTCAAACCCGTCAGAACGAACGTTCCAACTACCGGCGTCGTAGATTGCCTTGATAAATCCATCATCTACTCCGCATCCGACACCACCAAAGCCACTCTTAAAGGAGAATAAAATGGAAGTTTTGAAAATCAAAAAGCTCCACCCCGATGCTCATGTTCCTACCCGCGCTCACGACACTGACGCCGGTATGGATCTGTACGCACTTCCTGTCGAGTATACGGACGAGGAAAAGAAAGCCTACAAATCTGTTGTTGATCGGAATGTTACATATGCGAAATTCTTTGACCTTTTCAGCGGCGATGGCATTTTTGTCAGCGCGCCTTTTAGTGAAAAGCAAAAAGCTGCAATCGACATTGCTGGCAAATTAACCGACTCCGAATGGGATGATTATTTCAAATCTAAAATTGTAATCATGCCTCATGAAACGAAAATGATTTCCACCGGTATTGCGATTGCAGTTCCTACTGGTTATATGGGTTGCATTTATGCGCGTAGCGGCCTGGCCTCCAAGAAGAGCCTTGCTCCCGCCAACTGCGTAGGCATTGTTGACTCTGACTATCGCGGAGAGGTCAAGGTGGCTCTTCATAACTATAGCGACAAGAATCAGATTATCGATGTCGGTGAGCGCATTGCTCAACTTGTCATCCAACCAATTTCTCTGTGTACTCCTGTGGAGGTAGACGAACTTGATGAAACTGATCGCGGCGTTGGCGGCTTTGGTTCGTCGGGCCAAAAGTAAAAACGATGAATTATGGCTATATAAGGTTGTAGAACTGCAAAGCAGCGGTTACGGAGACAAACCAATTGTCACCTGTGAATACTTTGAGGATAGTTACGAAAAAGCATACCATACTATGTGCCAACACGCCAACGATTCCTACAAAAATAGCTTATCTCGTATGTCTTTAGATTTTCTCCCAAGGTACACGGTAACGCCACAATACGCCCTAGTTTGCGGTGGAAACCCGCCTTGGAAGGATATGTGGATAATCATGAAAGAGGGTAAATAATGCACAAACTTTATCGAAAATATTATACGTTAATTGAGGGTCATGAGCGCAGTATATTTTGGGAAAATTTTATCTTTACAGATGATGATAAAAGCACAGAGACTTATGAGTATAGTTCGTTTGATTGCTTTTATGACGCTATTACGCAAAACAAGCTTCCATTTATGATTGAGCATGGTAGAACCATGCTGTTCCATAAACCCTATATTCATATTAGCGGCCATTTTAACTTTAACCGAACTATAACAAGGCGCAATTTTGTAAACCCAACACGAATTGAAGTTTCTTATGTTGAATGCTCTCCCAAGGTCTATGGTTACGACACCTTCCGCAGAAACCTGTCCATGGATAATTTCATGACCTTCCTGCAGGAGCGTTACGGGAGCGAGGCGCTTGCCATGGCGATGGATAGTACAGGGAGATCATAATGCACAAACTTTACTATGTCAAGTACACGCTTATTTACGGCAAAGAACAAGAAGATATCGCAGATAGGTACTTGTTTACAGAAAATGACGTACATCCAGACACTTATAACTGCGAAACATTTTGGGACCTTTTTGGCGTTATAAGAGAACTCAAAGACCTGTACAGTTATACGTCTTGCTTTTTCGACTACACAAGAACAACACACACATTTTTTGGCAAAGTTAAAGGTCCACACGTCTCAATCTATGGGCTGCATACCAACTGGGATTTTGACGAAAAAAACTTCAAAACGCCTGTTCAAATAAAAGTCTCTTACACTGAATGTTCTCCCAGTAAATATGGATTCGATTTTTACAAGGAGAATCTATCCTACGACAATCTCGTCATCTTCTTGCGAGAGACTATTGGCGTCGCTATGGACGAAGATGTTTTACGATTATTTTTAAAAAAGTGAGGCTTTATTTACTCCATGACTGATTGTACGAAGATTATCAATGATATTTCCCGCAACTGGAAACTGACCAACGCCCAGTACGCCAATGATGGTCCTGATTATAAGGCTGGCGAGACCCGTACCGATGGCCACTACCCTATCCGTATTGGCAGCACTTATACCTGCCTGTCCTTCGTCGGCGTTGGCCGCAGCGTCATCATGCCTTATCTTAAAGACTTCATGGGCCGCAATAAAACTGGTTATGTCACCACCAGTCCGCTGGTCGAGATCGAGCTCCCAGAGGTCGGAGAAGATGGCAAAACCCAGTTCCGTTTTAAAACCATGAACACGATCTATACGATGGTGGCAGTAGACTAAACTACATAAGGTCAGCGCAGCAGCGCGGGTGGGTATGGGGTTGTTAGACATATGAATATAGATAAAATCCGTAATGCAGAAGATTACGTTCTGGCTAATAAACACTTAATGGAGCTGCTTACTTACAGCCAACGTGTTGAGCAAAAAGTCTTCGAGAAAATCCTGCATAAAAACATCAAAGACAAAAAGTCTTGTATTTATTGTATGCCAAATACGCTGTTTGGCGGCCGAGGTTTTGGCAAAAGCTATCTGGTCCTGAAACTAGCCAGTGAGTACAATTTGCCTATTGTTGTAAATATCGAAAGCCGCGCCGAACAACTAAGACAGGACAGTAAAAGATACGGCTTTAGCGAAGTCGATGTCGTTACAATGAGAGCTATTCAATTTCTGCGTGGACGTAAGGAATTTACACCATCAAAAGTCGTCCTTGTTGATGAGCCTCTTAGATTAGAAGATGCCGCTATCTTATGTGAATACGGCTATATTCCGATTGGATTTGCTGTAAACACTAACACACTAAAGTCTTGTTCGTTTATCCAGCACTATGAAATGAGGGGCCGTAATCAGTTATGACAATACGCGAACTAATCCATGAACTGCTCGACAAGGGCGAACTGGACACGCATGTCGTCATCGAGACAGACAACGGCGATTACAATATTGCCGCAGTGGATTCTCAATATGTCGGCGACAACACCGTTTACCTTTGCATCGATGAATAAAAAAGCCGCGCAAGTCACCCTGCACGGCCCATAAGTTACTTCAATTTATCAAGGATCTCGTCAACGCTCATGCCTTCAGCCAGCAGCTTACTCACCATTTCCTGGGCTTCGGTTTTCTTAGCTTCTGCCTCGGCGGCAGCATCTGCTTTAGCTTTTTTGGCTTCCAGCTTTGCAATAGCCTTATCAATGATTTTGATATCTGCCTTTTTGGCTTTTACTGCCTCTTTCAAATCAGCCAATTGTGCCATCAAATCTTCTACGGCAGTTTCGGCATTGGCTAATTCAGCAATCGCTGCGTCTTTAGCGGCCTGTTCTTCGGCAATCTGTGCTGCGTAATCAACAGCGGCGGTCTTAGGTTTGTTCTTGCTACCTTTAGTTCTCGGCATGGGTGTTCCTCCTTCAATAATTTTGATTTAACTATATCACACCGTTAAATAAACTGCAATATGAAATTCAAATGAGGTGATCTATTCTCTTGTACTTTTATGATACTTGCGCCCTGCTCAATATGGGCGAATCGGCCTTTGATGAAGATTTCTTTATCTCAGTATACACCCTCAGCGAGCTGGAATCAATCAAAACCAGTCGCACCAAAGATGAAAGCGTCCGCTATCGTGCCCGCCGCATGACAAAACTGCTGGACGAGTACCGTGAGTCTGGCATCTACTCGGTCGAGTATGAGCGCGATGAAGTCCATGTAGGACCAGCATGGCCTGTTGATCCTGCCATTACAGTCAGCGGACCCATTGCACCGGATACTACCGACTCCAAGATTTGTGCCGCAGCAAAGCATGTGGCCGATGTATTCAAGAGCACAACGCATGTTACTTTCTGCACGGATGATATCTGCTGCAAACTCATCGCCCACGATATTTTTCACCTGGATGTGTGCAGCACTTCCGACATCCTGCCAACAGATACATATACCGGTTACAAAGAGGTCGTGCCTACTGAGCAAGAACATGCAGAACTGTATAATGACCCAACCTCGGATATCTTCTGCCTGCTGACAAACCAGTATCTGATCCTGCGTGATACAGATGGCAATGTAACCGATATGTTCCGCTGGGATGGCGATAAGCATGTCCCGGTCGAGTATAAGTCTTTCAAGACGCTCATGTTCGATACCGTCAAGGCCAAGAATAGCGATGTTTACCAGAAACTGGCCCTTGATAGTCTCTCCCGCAATAAGATCACCATGCTCCATGGCCCCGCCGGGACAGGCAAAAGTTATCTGGCACTGGCCTATATGTTCAAGCTGCTGGAATCTCATAAGATCGACAAAATCATTGTATTCACCAACCCATGCGCCACCACCGGTGCTGCCAAACTCGGCTTCTACCCAGGCACCCGTGATGAAAAGCTGCTGGACAGCCAAATCGGCAATATGCTCGGTGCCAAACTCGGTGATAAGCTGATGTTGGAACGCCTGCTCAACGAAAATAAGATTCAGCTGCTCCCATTCTCTGACCTGCGCGGCTTTGACACTACTGGTATGAACTGCGCTGTCTATATTACCGAGGCTCAAAACCTTGATATCGAGATGATGCGCCTGGCCCTGCAGCGTATTGGCGAGGACTGTATCGCCATCATTGACGGTGACTATGAAGCCCAGGTCGATATGGATGCTTATGCCGGGGAGAACAATGGTATGCGCCGCCTCAGCGAAGTATTCCGCGGCAACGACTTTTACGGCGAGGTCAAGCTGCAAAATATCTACCGTTCCCGTATCGCCGCACTTGCACAAGAGATGTAAACAAGGAGAATATTCATGAAAAAATACACCGCAAAAGAACTCGTCAACGAAGGTTATACGCTTGAGAATGCGCTTATCACAAGTGTTTCTCTGTCGTCAGCAGATTATTGCTCCCTTTGTCTTAGTATTGGACTCAAGGGTGACGCCTGGGGCTGCGTATACGGTGGATATTGCCTTGGCAAAATTTATCCAGACAGCTATGAGAAAGACACCTACGAAGGCTCTGCCGCCGGTATGGAGGCCATCATGCGCATCATGGATGTGGTCGGCGTGTCGCGTCTGGAGGACATGCAGGGCAAATATATTCGCGTCGCCAGTAAGGGCTGGGGCAGCACGATTAAAATCATCGGCAATATTGTCAGCGACCGCTGGTTTGATTATAAAACTTTCTTTGCAGATAAAAAGGAGGAATCCAAGTGAACTACTACATCGCAGACCTGCATTTCTCTCATCGGAACATTATCCAGTTCGATAAGCGTCCATATCAGACCATTGAACAGATGAATAATGACCTCATCAAGCGTTGGAACGATGTCGTTACCGACCGTGATGATGTTTATGTCCTCGGCGATATGTTCTGGAATACGGACGAGGCTCCCATGATCCTCGAACAGCTCCATGGCAAGATCCATCTTATCAAGGGCAATCACGACAAAATCACCTCAGACATGATGCACTACTTCGCATCCATCAGCGGCTATGCCGAGATCAATGATGACGGCAACCATCTGATCCTGTGCCACTACCCTATCATGTTCTACAACCATAGCTATTCTCCGCATTGCTGGATGCTCTGCGGCCACGTACATAACACACGCGAAAATACCTGGCTGAATGAGTGGAAGGGCGAACTGCGCGATAACGCTCTCAGCCTGGCGAATAACCGCGGCAACATTATCAATGCAGGCTGTATGCTGCATGACTACACGCCAAAAACTATCAACCAGCTGATTGAATGGGATAAAAGTGAAGTTTGGAGAGTGACCGAAGTATGAAGACTACCGTAATTGAAAAATACAACGCCGAAGGCAAGCTGGTCGAAAAGACCACGATTACAGAAACGAACGATGCCGGTAAGATCTCCTGGACAGGCCCCGGCTCCGATTCTGACTGGTGGAAAAAATTTAGCGTTAATACAGCCGATGCAAGTCAGTCGCTAAAGACATTTCTGAACCCTGATCCTTTTGGAAATAAAGTGGCGGAGGCATCTACGAATGATTGAAATTATAACAAGCTGGGGATTTACAGCCGTTGTCAATGCACTTGGCCTTAACTATGCCCGCTGTACTTATATCTATACACCATCTAAGGATAGCTATTGGCCAGACCCGTTTGCTGTATGGGAATTCACTGAATCTGAATTCAACAAACTGAACGACGCTTTCACCGAGGATGAGTGGCAGGAGAAATTTCCAGGCCAGTGGTGGCGCTATTCTGAGGACACCAACATCAAGGACGACCCGGATTATTTCGAGCATGAGTTCAAGTTCCACGGCAAACCACTACGCGCTTGGGCTAATTCCAATATCGAGCCTTTCTATATCGAGGAAGACGATGACGGTCAGCAATTCATGGAAGAGCGCGACTATAACTACCTGAACCCGCTGGAATACTGCGTGCAGGAAATCGGTGCATCAACTCCTAAGAATGTAGATGCCGTGTGCCATGGCCTTGCCCGGCTGAACAATATGACACTGGCCGATTTCTTTGAGATTTATATGGAGGCCCCGAATGAGTAAGAAATTCCCTGATGATTTTGACTATTACGGCGGACCAGATTCTAAGATCCGTGATGAGGCCGATATTAACAGCGATGTCCAGCGCGTCAAGAAGTGGCTTAAAAAGCAAGAGCGCGAAACCCCTGACGACTACACAGCGTTTATTCTTGCTTCTGGCAACACTATTGTGTTCGGCTACCGAACCGATGAATGCAAAGTGATCAATGTCTGCCAGGGCTACCACGAGCTGGACTATGCCTACAAGGAGTGATCCATTTGAAAGAAGTCCCAATTTGGGAAAAGCAAAACCTAACCATCGAAGAGGCGGCCGCCTACTCTAACATAGGCGTAAAAAAGCTGCGAGAACTTACAGCTGACCAAAACTGCCCCTTTGTATTGTGGATTGGCAACAGGCGCCTTATCAAAAAGAAAAAATTTGATAAGTACGTGAACGATAGTTATTCAATTTAGAACATACATAAAAGCTATGTAAAACAGTGGCGAAGAGAGCCTGAATGTGATATAATAAATATGTTATATCTTAGGCTCTCTTCTTTTTAGCTACAGAAAGGAGAGTTACTATGGCAAACCGTAAGGATTCAAAAGGCAGAGTCCTTAAAACAGGAGAGAGCCAACGTAAAGACGGAACCTACATGTATCGGTATACCGATATACGAGGAGCTCGTCAATGCGTATATGCACCAGATTTGCATGAACTGCGCAACAAAGAAAAAACCATTCAAAAAGATCTAAATGATGGTATTGACTATGCGGCTGGAAATATTACTGTACTTGAATTGGTTAAAAAATACGTAAGCTTAAAAAATAATCTACGGAAAAGTACGATCGAAAGATACAACGGTTATATCAGAACAATATCGACATTTGATTTTGCGTATAAAAAAATAAAAGACATAAGAGTTTCTGATGCGCAAAAATGGGTCTCGGATTTTTATAAAAGCGGGAAAAAATCAACTACTGTTCGCTCCGTTTTATCTATTATAATTCCGGCCTTTGATTTGGCTTGTAATGAAGACATTATTCGCAAAAATCCGTTTCTATTTTCATTATCAGATTTTCTACCAAATGATACGACCAAAAGAAATCCATTAACTCAAAACCAACAAGAAGGTCTTTTGAATTTTATAAAAGAAAGCGTTGTATGGAGAAAATATTACGATATTGTCAATATTTTACTCGGAACAGGAATACGTGTTAGCGAACTTTGTGGTTTGACAATTGATGACGTTGATTTTGAAAACAGGCGAATTTTTATAAATAAGCAAATTGTTTATGGAGCTGATAGTAAATTGTATGTGGAACGCACAAAAACGGACAGCGGCATACGATATATACCATTGACTCCATCAACATATCAAAGCTTAAAAAATCTTGTTGAGCAATATCAAAAAGGAAATATAATAAATGTTGTTGACGGATACCATGGATTTATAGTATTAAAATCAAACGGGAAAGTATTTATGCACATAGATATGGACCGAATGTTTCAACGATTAAAAAAAGCATACAATAAAGCAAATCCAACAAATAAAATCAATGTCCTAACACCTCATGTGCTTCGCCACACGTTTTGTACTAACATGGCAAATGCTGGGATGGATATAAAAAGTCTGCAATATTTAATGGGACATTCCACAGCTTCCATGACATTGAATGTCTATGCGCACACATCCTACGATCACGCTTTATCCCAAATGAATAATCTAATAAATAAACAAGATGTATGCTAA